GTTGAAGAACGGAAATGGGCGGAAGTCCCTGGTCCTGGAAAAGTTTTTCTCGGATATCGTAGAGTACCTGGGGTTTAACGGACTCCGCGGCGCGACGATGACCTTTACCGCGGAATCTGGATCGATCGTGAATGGAGCCTTTACGATTAACGGAAAGGAAGCACTCCTTGATGTTGATCCGACCGCATCAAGATCCGGCCAGACTGTTCCTTCAACGGTTAACGACCCACTGAACGGTACAACAAATCTAGGGACAATCGAAGAGGCTGGTGTTGCATTGACAACGGCACTCCAGTCCATTGAACTGGAGATCGGAAACAACTTGCGGGTGAAGCCTCAGATTGGATCTAAGTCGCCTATTGACGTGGGTTACGGGTTTGTAGATGTGACCGGTACGGTGACGGCTTATTTCCAAGACATGGCCTTGTACCGGAAGTTCATCAACCACACGTCTTCGAGTCTGAGATTTAGGTTCACGGACGGGGACGGTTCGACCGGAAATGTGATGGAGTTCACGATTCCGAAGCTCTTTTTCTCAGATGGCAACCCTACTGCAGAGGGTGGAAACGATGATGTCCTTCTCCCGTTAGAGTTTACCGCGGTGAGGGACGCGACGACATCAGCAGTGCTGGTGATCGATATAGTAGAGGCGGGCTTATAGCCGACTCTTCTAACTTGACCTGAGTAGTACTCAGATAAAACGCAATAATTGGAGCTAATTATGGAACTGAAGAAGACTTTCGCGACTGATAAAGAAGCTGAACTCTCCGGGAAGTGGTTTCCTCTCGGAGAGGGAGGGGAAGTTAAGGTTGCAAGAGCCAACACCACTCGTTATCGGGAAATCTTCCGGAAGCACATCGAGCCCTATCGTACCGCGGTTGATATGGGTACTATGAGTGAGGAAGAAGGGGAGAAAATCCTCGTCGAAGTACTGGCAGAAGCCGTCCTTTTGGATTGGAAAGGCTTCACCGATAACGGAGAGGAAGTTCCATACTCGAAGGAAAAGGCTCAAGAGTACATGCTGGAATACCCTGATTTCCGAACCATGATTCAGTCGTTTGCTGATAACATGGCTAGTTTCCGCGCCCAGATGATGGAGCAAGAAATGGGAAACTTAAGCAGCGAATCGAGTGGGACACCCAGTGGGCAGGACGAGAGAGTTTCCTTGTAGGAGTATTCAAGGAGACTGGAGAGATGCCGCCATCTTTAGCGGCGAAGCCACTCCTTTCGCAGTTCGAGCGAGAGTACTACAACCATTTTTGGTTTTTATCCCAATCCAGGCATTGGGATGCGAACGGGCCTATGGCAATAGGAGCTTCGGAATTGCAAGCCCATTTGAACTTGAACTCAATTCACGAACAATCGATAAGATCAGACATGCTGATTTACATTCGAGCGATGGACTCAAAGTGGTTGGAGTTGATGAGGGGAAAAATCTCAGACGAGAGGAAGAAAGCCGAAGCGGAGTCCAAACGGAAGGCTGCTCAAGCGAAAGCGAAGTCTGGAAGGCGTAGGAGATAATGGTAGAAGTTGCCCGCTTAGACATTGTAGTAAGGTCCTCCCAAGCTCTGAGAGGTCTGAAGGCTACTCAAGCAGAGTTAGTGAAGACTGGAGCAGCCGCTCAAGCTGCGGCGACAAGGATGAATACCTCTTTTCGAGGTACGACTGCTGCAGTCTCTAACCTACGAGGAACTTTGGCTACGTTGGGAGGAGCTTTTGCCATTGTTGGCATTGTGGCTACTCTAGCGAAATTCGAGAAGGCAATGGATGCAGTGGCTGCCGTGACGAGGGGTAGTACACGGGAAATAGTGGCTTTGACCGATAAAGCTAGAGAGATGGGTGCTACGACCGTATTTTCTGCGACTCAAGCAGCGGATGGTATGAGGTTTTTGGCTCAAGCTGGTTTTGAAGTAGACAAGATTCTAGCAGCGATCGGGCCGTCTTTGAAATTAGCCCAAGTTGGTATGCTAAGTCTAGCCGAGTCAGCGGACATTGTGTCGAACGTGATGGCGGGCTTTAACATCGAGGCGGGAGAGGTTGCAAGAGTAGCTGACGTGATGGCCTCTATTGTCACCAGAGCTAACACCAACGTACGTCAGTTGGGAGAGGCACTCAAGTTTGCAGCCCCAGCGGCAGAAGCAACTGGACAGACTATAGAATTAACCGCTGCTGCAATAGGTATTCTATCAGATGCTGGTTTGCAAGCGTCCCTAGCAGGTACTGGTCTTCGTCAAGCATTGTTGAAGATGTCGAACGTAGGGAAGAAGGCTGGAGACACCCTATCTGATATGGGTTTGACTATCGAGGATATTAATCCAGAGGCAAACACTCTAACGGAGATATTGATAAAACTGAGGGACGCTAACCTAGGTGTAGCAGAAGCTTCGAAATTATTCGAGGCGAGAGCTGGTACGGCGGTGATAGTCTTAACCAAGAATATTGATCGTTTGCAGAAACTAGAGGAAGCGGCGAAAAACTCTGGAGGGGAGTTGGTGACAGCCGCGGCTATTATGTCAGATAACTTGGTGGGAGCTGGAAAGGCTTTTGTTTCAGTACTCCAAGAACTGATACTTCAGACTGGAGATGCTGGACTGACTGGAGCTTTGAGAGATACCATCGACTTTCTGACAGGGACTTTAAGGGCCTTGACTGGTTTGCTAGACCCTACTGACGAACTCAACGCTAAGTTCTTTATAGCTGCTGATGTGTTGAGGGTGTTTGGAGTAGTTTTAGCTGGTCTAGCGATCGGGAAGGTAGCTTCCGCACTACTGGGGTTAGTAGGACTGCTTCCGAGACTGATAATAGGGATTAAAGGGGCAACGGTGGCAATGACTGCCTTTAACTTCTCTTTGAGTGGGAACCGAATTGGACTGATAATAGCGGCGATAACAGCAGCGGGAACGGCGTACTTCCTATTTAGAGATGAAGTAGAGGAGGCTGCAACAACACAGGATATTCTTACGGCGAGCACGAACACTTTAAAGGATATCCAGACAGAAGCGGTGAAGGCATCTGCTGATAGGTTGAAGGCGCTTGCGAAAGAGACAGAGGAACTTAAAAAGGCTACTACTGAGACCTTACAATTAGCGATCGCGAAAGAGAAGGATGCTTTAGCGACTCTGAAAGTTCAGAGAGCGAGTGCTGCTGCGACGATAGCGAAAGGACCATCGGACGCACAACTGGCGGCAAGAGGTGGCCTACCTCTTGGTAGAGCAAATGTAGAGAAGAGCCAGGCGATATTTGCGGCGTCGGATAAAGGGTTAGATGCGATAAAGGCACAAGAGAAGGCTATACTTGATTTAGAGAATCAGTTGGATTCCTTTAACGCTGTAGTGGAGATTACACGACAACTTGTTGAAGGGGAAATTGAGATACCTCTTGATCCTGATGACAAGGTTCCAGGTAAGATCAAAGATCTAACTGCTGCAAAAGACATTATATCGGACTTGAGGTTTGAAATAGAGCAGATGTCGAGGTCGGAGTTAGATCAAGATATATTCGAGAGCTTGAGGAACGCGGATGTAGCGTTAGATACGGATTTAGGACAAAGGATTGCTTCTCTTACGACTACTTTAGATCTGATGACGACAGCCGCGGATATGGCGGCGGAGGCGCAGAAGGAATTGGTTAAGGCGCAAGAAGACGCTACAGCAGAGATAGAGAAGTATATACCGAATCAAGAGTTGATTAACACGAAGTTAGACGTGTATGGCCAAGCCTTGGAAGCAGGAACTATCGACCTACAGTTGTTCACGGAAATAACGAAGGAGATGGAAGAAGCCCAGAACAGGCTAAATCCATTGTGGGTGGAAGCACAGCGGGTCATCTCCGACTTGAAGGGTCCACAAGAGCAATACAATGAAGCAGCCGCTCGCTACAATCTGCTATTAGACCGGCAATTGATATCCCAACCCCAAATGACACAAGCCCTGTTTGAGATGAGGAAGGAACTAGGCTTGCTAGGACCAGAATTTGACCGACAAACGGAGTTGGCAGACGGGTTCGCATCCGCGATCACTGATTCAGTTGGAGCCCTCTTGAAAGGCGGAAAGGACATCAGATCAATCTTTTCAGATCTGGCGGGGACAATAAGTGATCTGATACTCCAGATAACCCTATTAGAGCCTTTAGAAGACTTCCTGAGAAACTCTTTTGGGGGTACGGGATCAGAACGAGAACAGACAGGAAGATCCGGTGGAGGAATATTTGAAGCGTTTACGGCTGCAGAGGCATCATCGACTCCGGCGGCACTTGATGAAGGAGGTACCGCAGCTAATTTGAGAGGTCAGGTAGAGGAAGGTGCTGCAGCAGGAATTGCTACAGGATTTAGTTTAGGAGGAGATACATTCCTCGAAGGGTTGGATTTGAGCTTCGAGGACGTACTAGGAGGATTTGGAGGATTATTTGGTGATCTGTTGGGAGGTATCGGTGGATTGTTTAGTGGAGGAGGGGGCGGAGGTGGAATAGCCGGCTTCATAGGAAGCTTGTTTGGCGGCGCAATGGCGAATGGAGGTACGTTAGGAGCGGGCCAGTTTGGGATAGTGGGGGATAGTGGACCTGAATTTATAGCAGCCGGATCAAGACCTCTATCGGTCACTCCAATAGAACCAGGCTCAACTGGGACGGGCGGAAACATCGAAGGTCTACTCCAAGACCTACTGCAGGTTACTCGAGATAAGGAACTGACGGTTATCAATAACAACGAGCAGGACCCCAGTGCGACTATTGAAGTGTTGAGGACCCGAGCAGGGGTGAAGGAGAACAGGAATAGGGTTTCTGCAGACAGGCGGCAGACAAAGCGGATATTGGGACTACCTTAATGGCACATCTAGTTGAATTCTCTCACGACTATAACGGGTACGTTCGTCAATTGAGGAGTTTTCTCATGAATGCTCCGCGAGTTGTGCGGTCGGATCACGAGAACATTAATGTCCTGGGAGTGAGCTATGAACTGTCAGGTGGCGGTGCTCGTCCGGCAGGGGATATATTGCATCTAGCTCCTTCTCCGGGAGCTGATGAGCCACCTTTAACCCCGCACCGGATGATATGCCGTGTAGCGGGAAATGCGGGCCAGTATGGTACGCAGGAAGTAGCTATTCAGGTCGACTTTAACACGGGCGGTCGAACGATTATAAATGACGACAGCGTCGACTTCTCGACTAACTTTACTGTGGGGGATCTGGTTAGGGTCGACGATGCAGTTACGGCGGGCAATAATGGTGTCTTTCGAATACTGACGATCACAACCACTTCGACGACGAACGACACAATTACCCTAAGGACTGAAGATAGTCTATCGGCATCTGACTTGAACGACGACGTAACTCTGACACCTATTGGCAATGGTGCGGTGTTCGAGTTGATAGAAGATCAAGGGTCGGGGAATAACCATGAAGGTTGGTTTGTCTCGGAAGTAGAAGGGATAGCTAAAGACGGTTCGGTGTGGGCTTTTATGCGGAACGGCGGTGCTTGGGCTGTCGGAGATTTCGCGGACTGGACTTTCGAACGAGGTCCGTTTACTCTATTCGAGGACAAAGAGATAACTAGGACGGTAACTTTTGTGGATGGAGGTGGTGGTTCAGATACTATCACTAGGACTGACTATAACGGGTCATTTATTCGAGATGGTTTCATTAACGGTGGAATAATCGATATATCGGGAACCGCGTCGAATAATGGCGAGCAGACTATAACGGCTGCTGTTACCGCGAGGACTATAATCCTAGCTACAGCTACTCTGACTGCAGAGGGACCAGTGGAGTGTGAGATAATTCCAAGGCTTACTGAGTCTGTTACGTTTGCTACGCCAGCAAACACGTTGGTGCGGGGAAGTGGATCTTGGATTACAGATGGCTACGAAGTTGGCGGTCATATTGAGATAGCAAATGCGGTGGACCCGGGGAACAACGGTTATTTCTTGGTAGACACTGTTGTAGCTCTGACTTTGACTTTGGATTCGGGAGAGACGATCGCAGCTGAAGCGGGAGACACGATTACACATACTCCGAGGAATACGTCTTTACAGGCTTGGACCGAGCATCGTTATACTGGAGTGGCAACAAGTCAAGCCTCGCACTCTACCGGTCGAGACTTAACGAGTGGGGCTCAACCGCAGATTGTAGATTCAAACGGGAATTATACGTCAGAGTGGGTGGCTATTGCTCCTGGAAACGACCCAATCAACAATCCCCAGACGATCTTCATAGGATGGCAGACTCTATTTACGACAACGACGAAGCAGAATGTTGAAGTTAGAGGATTCGACGCAGTTTCAGACTCCGACTTTAGTGCACTGAGTAACGCAAGTCCCCCAACCTATCTGTATCTTGATCTTAGTCCAAGTATGGAAAGTTTCTTCGCGGCTGATGGAGAGTACGTAAGGTCTCTTGTTGACGTATCATCGATTACCGAGTGGATGTACGGAGGGTTTGTGGATGTGCATGCTTCGAGTGTGGCACACCCTCGGCCGATATTTATCGGAGGGATGGGGTTTGAGAGTAACGCGGATAGAACTACGCAGACGGATAGACAGACTTTCTTTGTCCAACCCATGTCAAGGTCAGGTAGTTCTGCACCACAGGTTGATCCTCCGGATTCGAGTGCTTGGTTTAGGTGGACTGATGGGACGTGGTACGGAGTATATAATGATCAAGTGGACAGCGGTAACAATCCGGAGACGCTGACTTCTGTCCTATCGAACTTGATGGTCTGGCCTTATAATTTAAGTGGAGCTACAGTAAATCCGGAGATTGACGGTGGAACAGCGATCGTACTTTCGGGGTCGACTACGATAGATCAACCCGGAGCTTACGAAAGATTCACAAAGGATATGGTAGCAACGCCAACGACGGTAACACCTAACCCAGATAGGCAGTTTCCACTGCTGCCTTGTGTTCTGTTTATGCAGAATCCAGGCCAAAACATAGTGGCTGACTTGAGAGGAGTGTATTTCACTCCTCACGATGGACAAACGACCTTGAATCGAATATTGCTTGGTAATCAGGTGTACATTACTGGTAGAAATCATGAAAAGACGTCAGCTGATGACTTTGCGGCTTTTCTTTTGAATTAGGGAGTAGACATGCCTGTATTTGACATCGCAGTAGCGAATCTGGACAACGAGTCAGACTTGTTGGATGGTATTTGCGACGAGTTGGTTGCGAACCATCATTTTGTGGACGAGCGTGATAACGGTACTGTAGGATCGAATGATAAAGAAAGGTGGGTACAGAGAACGGCGGCCAACACTTTTCACGGGGACGTCCCGATAACAGTAGGTTTTCGGAAAGTAACTGCAGCCCCTAACGATGTGTCCTTAGAGATTATTTTGACGCACGAGACCTACGATATAGCCTCAGCAACTGATACTAGAGTTTGGGCAGATTTTACTGGTACGCCTATAGGATGGACGACTCCGGCATCCTCTCCAGACAGTGTTCCTTTTGCGGGAGGTTTAGCACTTGATGCTACCACGCCGCCCTATATAAGAGCTAGACTGATTACATCTCCAGGTTCAGGTACTGCCTCGGCAGCGGAAGAATTATACTTCTATGTGGTTTTAGAGACGGAGACCAATAAGTTTACCTCTTTTGGTTTTGGAGAGATGGTGAAATTAGTTCCCTTTGCCGGAGGACTTTTTCAGACCTTTAATAGGGTTACCAGCCTCGGTTTGCAAGGAGGGATGCAAGTACTACTAGGTTGCGGGATTGTTGGTGCTTTGGCGTCCAGTGCCAATGCCGGAGGAATGCCGGGAGCAGTGTTTAGTAGTGATTGGGGCCCCGCTCTAGCAGATACTGGTGGGAATGGTTGGTTGCAGATGAGTTCATTTGGTGACCAGACACCAGGATTACAACAAAATACCTGGCCCTGTATTATGTACCATCCCCAGGCTAACTTAGGCCATTTAATAGCCCGCTCACCTTCCGGATTTAGTCTACAATCACAACGTTGGCCTTGTGTAGCTTTTGGCTCCTTGTCGAACGATCACGAGAACAGTTATCTTGGACACGCCCCGATGGGGATTCTACCAGATTTGTTTATAGCGGACATCAATAACGTAGCCTCCTATGGAGTGTTTTCAGAAGCTAACGGGGAAAGGTTCATGGTAGTTCCGTATTTGACGAAAGCAGGATCAGGTGCCAACTCTTCGGAGAAATTTGGGGCTTTGATACGTAATCCTGCTTTGACGGTTACAATTAATCCGTAATGGCCGACAATCCCGGTATTAGAATACCGTCTCCGTCTGGGACGGATGGGGATACCTTTTACCCGCCGCCGAACACGACTCTACCTGCATTTGATGTACCTGTAGTAGGCCACTTTCAACCACAACCGACTGATTTTCATAGTGGAGACGAGGCAGATAGCACAGCTACTAAGGGAGGTAGCTATAAGAAACAACAGAACAGGGTTTTGGTTCCACTCCAAGCTAACCCAGGGATTCGGATTCCAGGGTTCTTCGAGGAATTCTGGACTGATCGCCTGCACATTATTCCGACGAGGTTTGACGCAGGAAATATTCTAGCACCCACCCAAAGTTCGTTTACAATTCACAACGCCTTTAGATTTAAGTCGGTAACATTCGATACGCAGACGCTAGTGAGTTTATCAGGGGTGACTATTGAGTCAGGAGTAACGCCTCCTATTGTGTTTGGTGCTGGAAGGAGTGAAACTTTTGTTTTTGAGATAGCCTTAGAAGGCGCTCCTACGGTAAATGGGCAAATAGACAATGATTTTACTATTCCTGACGTTGGCGCGACGACACTCTCTTTCTTTATTACGGCCAACAGGGTTCTGCTGATAGCTCACGAGCCCCAACTACCAGTAACAGAGACTTGGGCATGGCTAACGAGTTTGATTCAAGCTGCAGATGGAACGGAACAAAGAATAGCGGTCCGACACCTACCGAAGCAGACAATCATCTACGAATATCAATTTGATGATGAAAGGGTGAATGTTCGTTTAGAAATGTTCTTAAGAGTCTTTGGTAAGCAGAGGCTGGCGATTCCTTGGTGGTTAGATAGGACGACTCTTACTCAGGTAGTGAATGTTAACGACACTGTGTTAAATGTGGTGTCAACTGTGGATAAAGATTTTCGGACTGGTTCGGAACAAGGAGCAGTTGTTGTTTTAGATACGGACGAGAATTTTGAGGCTAACGAGGTTCTGACTATTGGGACTACCTCTTTGACCTTGGTAAACAAGATGTTGAACACTTGGCCTGTAGGAACGGACGTTTATCCGGTCAGAACAGGATTCCTGAGGGACAATTGGAAACAAGAGTTGGGCTCCATCAATATGAGAGCTTTTACCCTTCAGTTCGACGTAATCTCAGGTAGGGATTACGGAGACGAGTCGTCCTTTCCAACCTATAAAGGTAGCAAAGTGTTTACCGACATGTTGGGATTGGAATCTAACACTTATAACAGGTCCTGGGACTCAAGAATGATTGAGACGGGAGGACCAGTAAGTATCTCAAGTAGGAGAACTTTGAGAAGGTTCCCGCTGGTGGAGACAGAATTCCTTCTGCCATGGAGCAGTAAGACGGAGTTTGTTGCAGCTAGGAATTGGCTGATGGCAAGGAGAGGTCAACAGAAGGATTTTTGGATGACCTCAAGAAGGGTTGACTTTCAAGTTCAACAAGATTTAGGGGCAGGAGCCTTAGTAAGAGTTTTTCCGGCCAACTATAAGAATGTCTTTGATGATGGTCAATACATCGATATTGCCATCTTCTACGCTGATGATACTGTGGACTACAGAGAAGTGATAGCAGTTATTAGTACCGTGACGTATGAGGAAATTCAGGTGGACTCTTCTTTCAGTCAGACCCCAACCCAGGCTAATATAGATCATATTGAGATGCTCATCAAACATAGATTGGCACAAGATATTTCTGCCTTTCGTCATGATTATACGACAGGCGGAGATGTTAAAGTAGTTATAGTGGAGATCGTGGACTAATGGCTTTCGGCGACCACGAACAGAGTGTACAGGATGCGTTCCCTATTGAGCTTTACAAGTTTGAGTTCGGAGGAACTGAAACTAGACTGACTAATAGTCATCAGGATGAGACTTTTAGTTCCCAGCTGTACTCGGCAACAGAGATTTCTAGAACCCAGCCGAGGGTGAACGACGATGAGCCTGGATCACAAGTGGAGATCCTTTTAGGGGTGGACGAAAGTTCAGCGAACACCTTTGCTACCCAGTGGATACAAGCTGCCCCCGAAGTTGATCGGATAAAAGTGACTTTGTTTAGATTCCATACGGAGGCGGGTGGAGGGTCCATAGTATTCTGGATTGGATTCGTTGTGTCTGTTAACTATGTAGAAGAGGGTAACGTAGTCTCTTTACTTTGTAAGAGTTTGGATAACAGGTTTACCTTACAGGGCCCTCGAAAGAATTGGGGAACAGTTTGTAATCATAAGCACTATGGTAGAGAATGTACTTTAGACGCAGATGATTTTACAGAAATAGGGACAGTGACTGTTTTGGATTCTACGGGAGTGATTTACACCGTACCAGGTATTTCAGCTCCTACAGTGAGGTGGGAGGGTGGTACCATGTTGAAATCATCGGGATTCGAGAAGAGGATGATTGTCGCACAGTCTGGTGATACTTTTACGGTCCAATTCCCCATAACGGAGATAAAGGTAGGAGACTTGGTCAGTTTGGTCGAAGGTTGTGCTCATGATACAGTGGATTGCGCAGCATATCCGAATACAGATCCGGAGAATCCGAGCAATACGAACATAGAGAATTTTGGGGGAACACCGTTTACCCCGACGAAGAACCCTTTTACGAATAACATAGAGTACCTCTAGAATGCCTTGGTGGCTTTTATATCTTATCCAAGCCGTATTTTTTGTAGTAGGAGAGCTACTGCGGCCAACACCCGACTTTGAGGATGCACAAGCTACTCCTTTTGGGGAGGTGAACTTACCTTTGTCGGATCCTTCGAGGAAGCAAGCGATAATATGGGGTAGGGTGGATATAAGGTCTCCTCACGTTATGGACGTGACGGAGTACACCACTGTGCCTATACAGAAGAAACAAAAGGTATCCATTTTCAAGTCTGTGAAGGTAACGATAGGACACCGATATTTTATAGGGATGCAGCTAGGAATTTGTGCTAAGGCCGATACATTACACACCATTTATTTTGACGATCGTGAGTTAGTATTGCTAACTCTCAATCACGATGATGATGGAGTCAGTAATACTTTATCTGCCCCGGATTTCTTTGGTGGAAGGGAAGAGGGCGGAGGGGTAATAGGAACATTTAGGTTTTACGGAGGGTCAATAACACAGAACGTTAGTGCATACCTTGCGAGTTTCCAAACCCCGACTCCAGCCTATAGATGGACTAGTTTCCTACAGATGGAGAATGTAGAAGTTGGAGAAGTTCCAAATATAGTGAACATTGCAGTTCAGGTGAGTCGTTACCCCAATCCACTTGGTTTGGCTGCAAGTACCGCGCAGTACGAAGGTAATGACACTCCATTTTTCGACTTGATAAACCCCATGTCGATTATGTACGAGGTACTGACGGATGATGATTATGGGTTTAACATGGATCCAGGAGAAATAGACTCAACGAGCTTTTCAACAGCAGCTACCACTCTTAAGAATGAAAAGAATGGTATGTGTTTGAAATGGACACGGAACCAGACGATCGACAAGCTAATAGACCAGATAAACAAGCAGGTGGATGGGTCCTTAAGGTACGACCCTTCTGCTGGGAAGTGGGGATATAAACTACTGAGGAATGACTACTCGATCCCGGGGTTGAAGACCTTTGATGAGACGAATATTACGAGTCTGGAGAACTACAGTCGTGCTAACTGGGACGAGACGATCAATCAGATCGAGATAAAATACACTCAGGCGGGTCAAATAGACCCACCACCCCCAGCGATGGCGGAGAATCGATCGAATTACATAAGACTGGAATCCAAGCAGAAAATAGCATCACTGACGATGCCGGGGGTTTACAGTTCTGCTCTTGCGAATGAGATAGCTTCAAGAGAACTGTTTACTCTTGGAGTGCCTTTGGCAAAGGCGGATTTCAAGTGTAATAGAGAAGCTTTCGACTTACTACCAGGTGATCCATTTGTATTTGCTTGGCCGGAGCTAGGTATAACCCAGATAGTGATGAGGATTGTAGATTTGGGTTACGGGGATGATGAATTTCAAGAGATGCAAATAGTGGCGGTACAAGATGTTTTTGCCATAAGGGACACTATTTTTGCTACTCCTCCAGCGACCTTCTTCACCTCTCCAGGTGGTGCTCCAATTGACATACCGGCAGCCGACCAGTTTGTCGCGGAGCAGACTTTCCTTATGAACCTGGAAAGCGACATACCTACAGTACCAGGGAGTACGAATCAGTCTTATGGTGCTGCAAGACAACCGCAGGGGAACGCAAAGTACTTCAACTTCTATCAAAGACAAGGGTCAGACCCGTATACTTTTCAGTTTCAAGGAGACTACGTACCGAAAGGCGTATTGAATGTGGCGATAGCAGAAGATGCTGGAGGGGAGAATGATATAATAGCAACTGTACAAGTGGATAGTGTGACCACAGCATTGTTGGATGCAACCGCAGTTACTCCGGCTAACATAAAGCTGGGACGGACGAATATTTGCATTGTTACTGCGACAGGTGAAGAGCCTGAGTTCATAGCCTACGAGTCGTTGACTATTGTGGGGAACACGGTCACGATGAATAACGTGCATAGAGGGCTATGGGATTCCTTGCCGGTGCCTTGGGCTTCAGCAGACAGGGTTTTCTTTTTAAGAGGATTGGAGATACCAGGACCAGTCTCTTCAGAAGAAGAATATGGTGCAACGGATGTTGTTGATTTCCAGATGGAGAATGTTAATTCGGAGGGCCCAGCGTCGATAGGAACGACACATGTTCTTACTTTCCGGAACAGAGTGGCCAGACCCTACGGAGGAGGATTCTTCAGAGTGGAGGCTCTGAGGTACCCTCAAGTACCTTTTGCTGCTGGATCTGATTTAGAAGCGTCTTGGCGACACAGAGATAAATTAACAGATCCGTTTAAGTTTCAAGGGGACGCGTCAGATGCAGCGGTAGAGACGGGATTTGAGTACGAACTGGAGATTTATGACGATACCGGATCAACTCTGTTGAGGACGATACGCCCCTCAGGATCTTCTGTCCTACCGGCTGGAGATGACACCTTTACTACTGAAGACAGTAACGGAGCTACTTACGACTATACTTTTACGAAACAAGGAGCAGATAACGGACCTTTTGCTTTGACTAGGTTTGAGTTGAGAGTGGTGGAGAACATAGCAACGCCAACAATTCAGACTTTAGTAGACGTGATCAGAGTGGTACAAGTGATCGTACCCATTAGTTTAACAGCGAGGGGACCAGCCTATACCTCGATCTTGTTAGAGGGAGCAAATTTATACCAACCCTTTAATGAAGAGGCAGGCCCTCCCTACGAGGCAACTGTTGGGGCAGGAGCGGATGGAACAGATGTCGGTACCGTAGGACACGGCGCACCTGGCCCTGATCCACTTACGTTCTCTCTGATCACTATTGGCGTAGACAACAACGCGGCGGAAATACCAGATGGTACGGGGTCGGATATTACAAACGTTTTTGCCATAGGTTTTTGGTTTCGTATGGTGAAGGATGCTCAGACACTAGATCGGCAAATCTTCCTCAAGGCGACTACGAGCACACGGGCCTACAGCATGGCTCTGGATGAATTTGGGACTTTCATCACTCAGGTCAATAACACGGCGGCGATTGACGAAGCATTAGCTGGCATGGGTCATGAGTTTGATGATGGACGCTGGCACTATTGTTGGTTTCAATTGGACTCTGTTACCGCGAACACACGGATACTTCTGGTTGACGGATCCTTGATGCTTAGAACCGCTGACTCGTTCAGTGTTATCAACAACGCCCAAGCTTTTAGGGTGGGTGCTGGTGACGGCCAGTTGGGGTTTGCCAAGCAAGGGTTTGCCTTGTTCGGATTACAAGCTGCAGTTCTTGGTCCAGCGGATTATGCGCGGGTAGCTGTTGATTCGGAGATGATGTACACCTTCACCCGCAAAACTCTGGGTATGTCCACGAAGCTATACTTGCGTGGGAACCAAGGCCAGATCTCTAACCAGCAAAACTTTACGGATTTCGCGGAGGACGCGACATTCAACGAGGCAGATTGGGTAGGGTCTGCGGGTGGTGCGGGAACCTTTAGTTCCCAGAACAACGTCGTGGCGGCAAGTCGGTTGCTTGCGGGGCATGTGTTGGACGGCTCTCTTTCTTTGTCCTTTAAGAACCCAGCTAACAATTTTTTAAGCGGACCTGACAATTGGTTGAACGTAAATGATACGACGGATGGTCCCCAAGAGTTTTTGTTCTGGTGCATATTTGAGGTAGACATCCTCCCTGCTGATGTTGACTTGTTTCGGGCTGGGCAGACAACGGATGTAGAGTTTTACGAGATTCGTATTGCGACTGACGGTGATGTCGAAATCTTCGTTCAGCCGAGTTCTGGGAACAATCGTCTACACGAGACAACGGACCAACCCATTGCCATAGATACTCCTTATGAAATCGTTGTCACCAACTCAGCGACGACCGGGTTTGCTTGTTGGATCAACGGTGTAGAACACACACTAACGAACACGACTGTTAACGGGACGCCTCCGAACGTGGATCAGTTCATGGAGAATCGTGGTGGTACCAGTACGATGCACTACGATTTCTGGAACAACCCAGGGACGGTAAAAGATTTTGTCGGGGACATCACCGCGTGGGGTTGGAGTGAAACTCGTTGGACAGACGATGAAATTGTTCTCCATTATGCCTCATGGCAGCGTGGGTTCCAAGATTTCACGGACGTTTTGCTGGACGATAATCCAGAGAACCTGTTCCGAGTAGATGACAACGCGGTAGAGGATTTGCGAGGTGGGATTGTAGGGTCTCCGACAGCTACGGGGACATTCGTTACCGCAGAAGAAGTGCCAATGGCATGGGACGACTCGAACCTTCCGCAAAGGTTCGATGGGACAAACGATCTGGCGTACACAACCCAACTTTTAGACAGTTTGGGTACGGGAGTACTACAGGATTTTAGCCTCCTATTTGTCGGACAAGTGATGGATATCTCGGCGGACGTAACCCTGTTTGCTAATTTTAATACTGCAGACGCGGTTACTGATACTAATCTTCGGATTATATACGACCAATCTCTTGCTGGCCTTGCATTTGAGTCTCTAAATGGGGGTGTTAACATTGCTGGACCTCTTGTTGGGGACACTGACGCGTTTTGCATCGGACTAATTGAGACAGACGCAGGAACGGATGAATGGGACTGGTGGAAGGAGGCTAAGCGTGATAGCCAAGTTACCACCAACAATGTTTATGGAGGGGCGGCCTCGGACGAGTTCAGGATCGGGGCTAGAGGTACACAGGATCAAGACTTAGACGGTAATCCTCAGTTTATTGTCGCTTGGGCTAGGTCAATAGACCCAAGGATTATGAGGAGAGTGCAGCTAGCCTATAGAGGGTTTAGGGGAGAGATGCTTGAAATTCACAAGCATATAGATAATAACGGGGCGTTCTCACAGGTTGGGTTTATGTTTCCGCTAGATGAACGTGATCCTGGTGCGTCCTCGTTTGAGAATTGGGTGATTAATGATTCAGGGGTTCAAAACCTTGCTGAACAAGGAGCCTCTACTATCTCGAGAGGTGTAGTGTCGGAAGGACTGTTCCGGTTTACGACTTTTGGTTCGGGGATTTATGCTGAGACGACAGCTCCAGCTATTGCAGATGCCAGTTATCCTCTTACGGTTGGAGGGTGGTTTCGGGCAGATACTGGAGCTGATGATGCGCAGATGGCATTCAGTAATTCCACTGAAACAGACGAGTACATTGCGGTGGGTATTCGGGATGGTAATCCAGCAATCAACTTGGGACTTGGGGCGGCAGATGTAGAAGAAGCTAGTTCTGTGACAGTGACGCAGGGCGACTTTGTGCACATTGTCGTTAGGTTTATCAGTGACACAGTTCGGCGGCTTTATATCAACGGGGTGTTTGACACAGAGTTTACGACTAGTCGGGATGTGGATGGTATTCTCACGTCGTTCGATCGGTTTGCGGTGAATAGAATCATAGGCCCAGACACAGACTTTGCTGGTTCGTACCAGCTTGTGTGGGGTGTGCAAGCGACTCTTACCGACACCGATGTCTTGAAGATCTATTCGGCAGGGAGACCACCCGCTTGGGAGCAAGTGTCCTTTGAAGACGCACCGGTAGCCCAATGGTTGTTGGGAGAGTACGTAGATTCCCTGACGGACACGAGATTCCGTGACCGTTTCAACGACGACTATAACGCGATTGGTACGGGATTAGCACATGGGGCACTCGGGCTGATACCGAATCGCAAAGATTTATGCGTAGATTTCGATGGAACGGGCAATATAGACACTAATTTTAGCGGATACCAGACGGGGGCGGGGGCTCGGACTTTCGAGTGTTGGATTGAACAAGGGTACACGGGTACGGTTTATTCAATGGGGGCTGATACGGATGCACAAGCTCTTGTAGTGAGTGTGGACGGATCAGGAGATGTGTCGATTCACATTCGAGGTGCAGGTAATGAACGAATCTGGACGACAGCTCTCGACACCGGTGGTGATCATCATTTGGTTATCTTGCTTCCTGCCGCTGGTGATTCTTTGCACGACTTCGATATTTATATTGATGGAGTTGAAGAGACAACTATCGGTACGGCTGGAACTGATACTACCCTTAATACCACCGCTACCTTCGATTTCACTATTGGGTTTGATATAACTAGTGTGGGGAAAGCTCAAGGTAACGGCAAGTTGCAAGGAGTCACCATTTACAACACCGAACTAACTGCGGCCAGAGTCACCCTACATGATACTGCGGGACGTGCAGTACATCCAGGACTGCATTAATGGGGATTTTAGTTAAAAGACCAGACACGATTGATTTAACTAAATCTCATATTGGACCACAGAGAGTTTTCTTTGTGGGAGAGAACTGGTGGAGACAGGTTAATAGAATTACCAGCAGGAGACCAGGGAATATACGGGTAAAGGTTCACGTTAGATGGACTTTTGTGCAACTTCGTAACTGCCCTGACCCTATGATGCTGATTGAAGTACCGTTGATAAATATATTTATGGAGTACAAGTATGGAACTGAGTTGCTTCTGTTACCCAGGATTTTACAAAGGCTCAAAGAAAGAAGAACAAGAAGAGTGGGGGGACCGCTAGATGAGCAGAGACATGGAACTACTGATTCCGGAGTTTCGACTTCTAGCCGAGGAGTTGATAGATAGGTTAGCGGCGGAGGAGGATAGTTATGAGTTCCGTCCTTTCTACACCGAGAGAGATGTTTTTGAGCAGGCGAAGCTGTGGAGACAGTCTCGTTCCTCGGTGGAAGTGAGGAAGGCAGCTGATCGGTTGGTACATGAAGGGGCAGAGTTTCTAGCGAAAGTACTCATAAATGCTGGCCCTCAACATGGGAGATGGGCGACAAACGCTCTACCGGGGCAATCATGGCATAATTGGGGGGAGGCGTTGGATTGCTTCTTAATGTCACCGGAACAAAGGGCTATTTGGGCTTCAAAACATCCGGGTTACCAGAGATATGCCGAGGTTGCCAAAGAGTTGGGACTAGTGGCTGGCCATTTCTGGAGAAGAAAGGATTCTGTGCACGTTCAGTACCGGGTGGATGGTGTCCGTGCTTCAAGAACTTGGCCGGAGATAGACGAGGCTATGAAGGAGAGGTACGAAAATACGGAGGTATAAAGGTTAATGGATCGAGAGGAGATCAAGAACAAACAGAAGATCACTCTCAAGCCGAATCTCTACCTTAAGGATCCGAACGACCCTTATCACTATCAGAAGCGCATGGTTCTCATGATGCTTTTACACCCACGATTTGTGAACGGAGACGATGTAGGAATAGGGAAGACGCTTGAAGCGATCGTTACCTATACCTATTTGAAAGCGCATCGTCCAGAAACTAGAATGCTTGTTATGACGGAGAGGGGTACTCTCGGTCAATGGCAAGACGAGATCGATCGTTGGACGGTGAATCTTTCCTCGAAAATAATCTCGACGGAGACACATCCCAAACGAGATGTGAGAGCAAGGGCGTTCCGCCAACATACCGCGGATATTATCTTGACGACTTACAGTCAAGCGTACAAATACTCGCATTACATCCAAGAAGGAATGAAGCCGAGGTGGGTGTTCTGTGCTGATGAACCCAATTACTTTGCCAATCCGGCATCCCAAATCCATCAGAAGATCCACGATATGATAAACGACGGAGACACGGGATGCTGTCGTGCATACGGATTGACCGCGACGATCATAGAGAACAAACTCGAAGAGGCGGTCGGTATATTGAGGATTATTGCACCAGGAACCTTCTCCTCCTATAAAGAGTTTGAGAAACGTCATTGCATAATGAGGAAGAGAGGGAGAATTCGGTGGGTAGCGGAGTATAAGAACTTAGGGGACTTTAGGAAGACGATTGAGCCAGTGTTTTACGGTCGACTCCAAACTGATCCGGAAGTGGATCAAGAGTTGCCAGAGGTGGTTACGAAGGACTTACCCATTCCGATGGGTTATGCTCAGTCGGAAAAGGTTCGTGAGGCGATGGATAAGTTGATTAAGATGCCGGACGGATCGGTTAAGCAAGTGGAGTTGTTGCCATCTCTTATTCTGATGCAGCAGTTGACGGACGATCCTCGAACCCTTGGATTTGATATAGCGGGGGAGAAGACGAAAGTCCTGGTCGAGATGGTTCAAAACAGCCTGAAAGGACAGAAGGTGGTTGTATTCTCTAAGTTAAGATCTACGGTGGACACTATTTGCAAGGAGCTTGTGAAAGCGAAGATCCCCTACGCGAGGATAACGGGGAAAGAGAACCAGGATGAAAGGGATTACGCTCAGGAAAGGTTTAACGATCGGACTAAAGAGAATGTGGATATAATTCTCGGAACAAGGGCGATGCAGAAAGGGTTGGATCGACTGAAGATAGCGAACCATTTGTTTATGTTCAACTGCCCCTGGTCGTACGGATTGTACCGGCAAATGGTTGGCAGGCTGAAGAGGACAGGATCGAAGCACAGAAGAGTGATTGTATACCGTATGCTTGGATTGCTTCATGAGACTACCGCTTTCACAGCAGGCGGACGACGAACAATAGATCATCACACACTCGATACTGTATTAAAGAAACAGAAACTTTGGGCAGCGATAACAGATGATACGGAGAGTATTGTAACCACACAGAGTGATCTGGCTGAGATTTGGAAGGCGATGAAGGAGGCAGCTTGAAGCGGGAGGAGTGCTCGGACTTCGAGATTTGTGGTCGAACGGGACACAAGCTGACGGAAGACGGGTGGGTCAGATGTAAATGTCTGGAGTTGGAGATTTACAAGCGGAAGCTCGGAACCATGTATTGCGACCATCCTATAAAGGACAGCAAGCTGATATCTGCGAAGGATGCGGATCTGATTATAGAGGGACCGTTGGACAGTTTGAGACCTCATATAGCGTCTGTTCTGCTCAAGATGTCGGAGGCGAACGAGTCCTACCTAGTTATTGATGCCTATCGACTAATCGAGATATTTCTGCGACAAGATTTGGAAATCGAAACAACTACAGTAGCGGTAGATGTGGATTTATTGGTTATTCTGTTGGGGTTTGCTGACCCTCCTAACAAGTATCTTCCGGAGCTGTTGATGCAGACCTATGCGCGGAGAGATATGTTGTTAAAGCCAACCTGGACTGTGTTAGGTTTGGAGAAGGGTCAAATATCTAGGAAGTATTCTGAACAGGTTCTAGCTCAGATAGAAAGGACGAAGAAAGCGAGGTTGGGCGGATGAGAGATGTTATCCGGTCAATTTGCTGGATAGATGATAAGGAGAAGGATTCGGCGAAGAAGAACTTGCAGAACTTTACTTCGGAAAGGCTGGTTTCTTTGACTGACACAGAGCAGGTTGTGGTAGCGTTCGTGTTAGATTTCTATGAGAAGTCGCAAGAGTCACCTCAATTGAATACGGTGCATCGGTACTTCGAGAAGGCGAATGCAGCGGAGGAGACGGTTCTTCTTGAAGAGAGTTTGTCGGCGACCTTTTACCAGGATGCGTCTTTTACGGACAGGGTGGAGCAGGAAGTTGAGGAACAGTCGATCGCTCAGTTGAGAAGTGTTCTAAGAGAGACGAACGAGATTGCCACCAAAGGGATGAGAGTGAACGGGGCTGTTGTGAAAGGCAACGACGCAGCAGTGGAGTTTATACTGAGTTCAGCCCAACCGAAACCTCCTTTGAGTAGAGGAGTTTCCATTTCTCTGAAAGACAATAGTAAGTACCTTGATCAGTTGTATGCGGATAGGAAGAGCAACCCATCGCAGTCCTATGGAGCGTTGACAGGATACGGTTTGATTGACGCGGCAGCCGCAGGGATTAAAAAGAAGCAGCTTTACTTTCTAGCTGGATTTGGTGGCCATTTGAAGTCTACCTTAATGATGAACATGATTCTGAATGCCGCGGTTGATGGCGGATGGAATATAATACTGTTCTCATCGGAGATGCCGGCGGATGATATCCAGTTGATGCTGTGTGCAATCCATTCAGCACATCCCAAGTTTAATGGGGTGGGACGTCCTTTGAGAAGTTTCCAACTTCTTTTAGGTGCGATGAACAAAGACGAGGAGGCTTTCTTTCCCATAGTGAAAGAGGACCTATTAACGACGAAAGGTCATGGAAGTATTCGAGTGGTTGATTCAGGCGAGTTTATTTCTTTCTCGTCCATCCGCCAGAGGACCATAAGAGAGCACGCAAAGGAAGAGGTGGATATACTTTGGATGGATTATCTGACCAGATTACCCGTCGATGCGGCTTATATTCGAATGGATCAAACCACAGCGAAGAACGAGACGATTGCCGATGCTAAAAGGTTTGCGATGAGTTTTAATCACGGGGAAGGATTGGCGGTTTGTTCTCCTTTTCAAATCAACCGGGATGGGTACAGGAAGGCGAAGACCTCAGACGGAAGGATGGATCTTACCGCTCTGGCAGCCTATAACGCAGCGGAAAGGGAAGCAGATCTTATCTCCTACACGTTCTTTGATTTGGATGAGCAAGCTACCTCAGAGCCGAAGATTGGTTTATTGAAAGTGAGATGGGGTAGGCCCAATGCAGATCCAGTGTCAGTGTTTATTGAACCGGACAGCCGACGGATATTTGATATGACCTCTGGTTTGAGCGGTCAGTCATACGCACCAACAGCTGCGTCGGATGGAGAGGATGAAGTTGAGTTGTGAGTGAACTCACCGTTTTTCTAGATCAATGCGGGATCGAATTTATAGAGAAGACGGGCCGCCTTTCGATGCTGTGCCCCTTCCATGATGATACAGATCCTTCATCAGGGTTCTATACGGATACCGAACTGTTCCATTGCTTTGCCTGTAGTTTGACTCTATCTCCGGATAGGTTCTACGCGAAGCTTAGGGAGATATCGATACAAGAGGCTAGGAAGACCACTGATAGGATCTGGACGAACGAGAGGAAGGCTGAGCCTTTAGATCTAACTGAGTTGTTGAGGATGAGATCGAAAGGAGAGGCCCTCCTACAAGCTAAGAGAGGTCTTGGATACAAAGATCACGCTAGAGTAGCAGAAGAACTAGATTTAATACTAATGAGCTATGAGAGAGGGATTTCTTCTCTAGACAAAACTAAAAAGGGGTACGAGGCTTGGGAGAAGGCTACAGACCAGGAGAGCTGTGCATCTACGAGGTTGAAGGAGGAGATATTTTAGAGATAGGACCGCATGTGCAGCTTCTGGACGAGGTTGCGGACAAGGAGGTTAAGCTGGTGTTATCGCAAGGAGAGTATGGCAAGTTTCTTGTATTAATGGAGGAAGAGGTTTTATTGCTTCTCGTAAGGATAACGGAGGAGACCGGGGTTGTGCAAGTGACGTATAAACCTGTGGACAGGGATATCCAGATGGAGATTATAGTGGCCGAGGAATTGGCTTCAATAAAGAATCCCAGGATCCTCCACTAATAGTTGACATTCTTCGCCCAATATGGTATAATAGAGGGACGAGGAAAGTATTATGTTGAAATTGACCACGGATGAACACCAACAGCTGGTCCTGATGACGGGATCAAAGAGGGCTTGGGCTTTGTACTTGGGTCTTGACCCTGTACCTGCGGCCCAACTTTGGAAGGAGAAGAATCTTCTCACTCCTACCGAGTACACTCGGAGTCTGATGATTATTGACTTGATGGAACTGGTCGTCGAGGAAGGATCGATCCGACGAGCGGCTATCCATCTTGGGGTGAGCGAATCGTTCCTGAAGAAGAATCTCTCCCAGAGAGGGGACCAGACTTTGGGACCAGCCTATGTGATTTCTTCGGTGAAGAAATACAAGTCTATAAAATTGGCAGTCCGGTTCATTAATCTGGAAATGACGGATTACAGGAAATTGTCAGAAGCTGAAGCTCGTCGTTTGATACGAGAAGGCGGCGAAGATCCGGCCGCTCTTGTTGACTACGCGTTCTCCAATCACGAGACGGGGAAGGGACGTCGAGCAGAACTTGACTGGTCGGGAGCCAGGTTGGAAAGTCAAATTCTGAAGGACATGAATGAAGAGGAAGGATCGCAGGCGGATTACGATTTCCTCGACAATGTGTTCGGAAGGGTGAATGTGAAATCCAGTTCGGCCCATCGACTCAAAGCGAAGTCAAGAGGACAAGAACGGTACTGGAAGTTCAGCGCTCACGGTAAAACTAAGGCCGATCACTTGATTTGTGTATGTTATAATGAGGCGGGAGAGTTCCTGGCTTGGACCTGGAAAAAACCAGAAGAGGTCGGAGAGAATTCGTTTCAAATGACGGAGTCAGAACTGAAGAACGACGAAAGGACAGAATGGCAACAACCTATCGATTAGCTCAAAGACTCCGAGATATTGACGACTATCTTGCCCCGGTATTTGCGAGAGGGTGTGAGTTTATTGCGATGGATACGGAAGCGTCGAGTCTCAACACTAGGCGGGCGAAGATAGCAGGGATTTCGATCAGTCACACCCCCAAGACCGCAATTTACATACCGCTCGGCCACCAGATTGGAACTAATCTCCCGAAAGATGCGGTGGTGAAGAAGCTTAACGAATATTGGGGTGAGCACGACCCAACGACGATTTTCTGGAACACGAAGTACGACCTAAACATCCTGCAAGCAAATATTGGTTGGATTCCTAACAAGCACCTTGATGGGATAGAACTGGTCTACCTAGATAATCCCGACAAGAAGCAAAAAGGTTTGAAGATTATCGGGGCCGAGATGGGTATCGATATGACTCGGTTCGAGGATATCTTTACCGCGGAAGAGATCAAGTCGGGTGTTTTGGATATTTCAACGAAGTCTCCTGTTCGGTGTACGGATTATGCGTGTGCCGATGCAGATGTCACGCTGATTGCTTTTGAAAAATACCGACATATGCTGGATGAGCAGCCTTTTGCAATTAAGATTGATACCCATCTAGTTGATGTAATACGGAAGATCGAACACAACGGTGGGCTGAAGCTGAATATCGACTACATCGAACAGTGTGTGACGGAACTGCGGGCTAGGGAAGAGGCCTTACGGGAACAGATTCATAGGATGGCAGGGGTTGCTTTCGAGATTAACAGTCCGAAGCAGTTAGGGGATATACTGTTCGAGCGTTTAGGGATACCCTCACCGGGTCTAACAAGGGGAAAAAGACCACAACATCGAACGGGTGCAGAAGACCTCGAGAAACTGGCCAAGACCTACCCGATCTGTGAGTTTGTGATCTCATACCGGAAGGTGTCGAAGGCAGAAAGAACGTACTTCGACAAGCTGAAATATCTAGATCAAACTGGGATGCCGGTTCGTTTTAATTTCAACATGTACTCCGCACCTACGTTTAGACTTTCTGCTCCGGGTGGTGATCCGAAGAAGGACGGGGCAACTGGTCTGAATATCCAAGCAGTCTCAAATGGTGAAGCTCGAGATATAATGGCGGTGAACCTTTCTGCTATAAAAGGATCACTGGAGAAGTACGATCTTGACGAAGAGGACGATTTGTTAGGGGCAGATGCAAATTTGGTGAAGGTTCTCAAGAAGAAGCAGCTGTTTACGGGGAAGAAAGAGGATTTGGCTTGGACATCGGAGACTGAAGATGGAGCTTTGGTTTGTTTTAGGGAGACGTGCGACGGGTGCCCAGCAAACTGCGAAGAGGAAGGGATTGACATAACAAGGCGCCTTGTGAGCGGTGTGAAAATGATCCCTTCGGTACGCCAATCGTTCCAGGCTCCGGAAGGATACACCATGGTGTCTTTCGACTACGACAGACAGGAGATGGTGATTGGAGCGAACTTGTCGGGAGAACCGAAATGGTTGACAGCATTGGCGAACAAGGAAGACCTACATAAGATTACTGCATCCGACGCTTTCGGGGTCCCATTAGATAAATGGGATGATCAAGAGGAATATATCAAGATTAAAAGGCGTAACGTCGGAAAGGTACTTAACTTTGCCACATTTTACGGAGCGACAGCATATACTCTGGCAAGGAAGGCCGATATAACACAAGCGGCAGCGGAGTCAATTTATGATTCCTTCAAGAAGGGAATGCAGACTCTCTTTAATTGGATGGCGAAGGTTCATTCTTTTGCTCGGAAGGAAGGTTACACCACAACCTATTTCGGACGGAAGAGATACCTGCATCAGTTCTATAATTCGAGCGACCGGAAGATGCATGCGTTTGCCGATCGATCAGCGGTGAATACCGCGGTTCAAGGAACGGGTGCTGAAGTTACCAGAATCGCGATGGTTAAGGTTGATAAAGGATTGAAAAAGAAGGGTTACACTAACAAGCAGATCAAGATGGTGATGCAACTCCATGACGAGTTGTCATTCTTGATAAGAGACGACATGCTGAAAGAGTTGATCCCGATAGTTCAGGCCCTTATGGAATTTAAAGTGAAGTCATGGGTCGTTCAATTGACGGTTGGCGCCAAAGCAGGGAAGATCTGGGGCCAGCAGAAAGATTGGGATTTCGAGACCAACGACGTTAAGGTATCTAAGAAAAAGGATTCTACGGTCAAGCAGTGGACCTCGAACCGCAGCAAGGCCGTCGGATAGGCAGTTTGGGCTCTGCCGCAGTAGAGACCTAACCTATAACAGGTAGCTCTTATTCACCGAGCACTGATCCTATTGCGGTTGGGGTTTGGCGAGATGGGAGAAGGTGAAAGCTCAAGTTACTAGCCGTTCACCCAGCTGGAATTAAAAGCCCTTTTCAAGATCATAAAGACTATAAGCCTAGGGTTGACATAGAGAGTCTAATATGTTATAATTAGGTCCTGTGTTGAGATAAAGGAGACTGGATGTATAGAGAAGGAAGGCTGGCGTTAAGGAGCTAAGTTTCTACTCCCGCCGGCCAACTTTTCAGAGGCCTTTTGTAAGGTTAAAACGGGTACCGTCAGCGACGGGATGGAGATTGAATCTTTGAAAACCTTTGATCACAGGTGATCGAGGACACGAAGACATAGAAACCGATAAGTTCAACCATCGCACAGGCCTACCGAGTAGATTCCCTTAACCGGATGCGCTCTCGGCACCGACGACCTCTCAAGAGCGACGAGCGGTGGCCTTACAAAAGCCCTTTGGGGCTAATAGCAGCGCAAAGCTTGTCGTGGCGGACAAGTAAAAAATAAAGCGTCCGGCAGTTAGGGTCTGCCGGGGCTGACCCAAGGAATAGAGCCGAACATTAAGAATGCGGTTCGATCGGGAAGGTCCAAAACAAAGCCCCAATAGTTTGGAGGTATGTAAGAAGATGGCTACCAAGAAGCAAAATCGTCGCCTTGCCAAGAAGCGTGCGTTTCGCTTGAAGCACAACCTTCTTGACATCGAGGCCCCGGTCAAGCGCGACTCCATGAGTGCCGCTCGCCGCGGCTACGGTCAGGGTTTGTCGATTGACGGCTAGTATTGCGGGAGATGTCCTAGTGGTGGGACAGCAGACTGTAAATCTGTGGCCTTAGAGCGTGTTGGTTCGACTCCAACCTCTCGCACCAAACAGGAGCTAAGATGGACAAGAAACTGAAATTGGGTGGTCACATGTCGGCAAGCGATGGCCTTCGTCATGTGGTTCTAAATTCGCGAGCCCTGCAGTTTGATCAAGTGCAGATTATGTTGAGTAACGGCCGGGACTACAAACCCTACGACTTTGAAGCGGGAACGACCGAGGAATACAGAAAAGTGTCTTTCGGCCTCAACACGTACGTCCACCTCCCCTATGTGATCAATCCTTGCGAATCTCGTAGGCAGAGAATAGGATTCTACAAGAGTGCGTTTCGTCAGCACTGTCAGTTGGCTAATGAGCTTGGTGCAAGGGCAGTGGTTCTCCATCCCGGCTTCAAAAAGGAACTGAGTGAAGACGAAGCGAGGGATAATCTGGTTGAGTTTTTGGATTCGTCCTGGAACGAAGACTGGCGTATAAAGATATTGTTGGAAACAGATGCGGGATCGAAGAATCAATCTGCGGTCGGCTCCCCTGAATTTATTCAGACAGTGTTGAAAGAGCTGAATCAAGAACCGTTCGCGATGTGCATCGACACCGTCCATTTGTACGCCAGAGGAATTGATCTTTGGAATCAAAGGGTTAGGGAGAAGTTTCTAGATAGGTACCACTCGGCCATTAAGTTGGTTCATTTGAACTCTCCCGACCCTATTGTATTATTGGGATCGAATAGAGATAGACACAATACGGCCTTTGCTGACCATAAATGGGACCACAAGTCTTTGTTCAAGGCACTCATGCGATGGCCGCTCATACTGGAGCGGAGATCCTTGGCTATTCAAGCGGAAGATGCGAAGTTTATTCGCGATCAACTTGGCATAGAAGTGAAGGTCTCAGCGAGAAAGCAGAAGGGCACGTAATGGATGGAATGATCATCCTTGGTATTAAGGGATAAAGACGAGGCAAGTACCAGACCATGGACGTAAAGCAGTTCCGAGAAGAAATCGAAAAGACAAAAGTGAAGTGCGTCCTATGTGGGCACAAGGATTACACCTTGGCCGAGCATCTGGACAGGGCCCATCAGATATCGCCAACGGCATACCTAAAGCGGCATCCTGATGCGGTTTTGAAGTCGCCGATAGTAGCTGATATTCAGGCTCGGTTCGAAAGAACTCCAATTACCCTCCCGAAGAGTACGGGTCTTGAGAAGTTTCTGGCTCCCTTTTTGGGAGAGGATGCTGACGATTACATTATCGCGGATCTGATCGATAAGACGAGCAAGCATTTTGCGGCCGATTCGACGTACCCGGGAGTGGCTGCTCATATCCCCGAGAGGGATGATTTTTTCGTGTTCGATATGGATCGGACGAAGGCTCTTCTCGCTGGTTTAGCTTTGAGAAAGAACACCTTCATGGAAGGTCCCACTGGTTGCGGTAAGACGCAACTGTTATTGCAGATCTTTGCAGAGATGAAACGCCCCATCGTTCGACTGAACTTGAACGGTGAGGTAACACCGGCGACCTTCCGAGGTCGAATGAAGGCAGACCCCCAGAAGGGAACCTATTTTGACGAAGGAACGATGCCCTTTTGTATGAGAGCGGGGATCCCCCTTCTTTTGGATGAGGTTGATTACGCCCCGCCCCACGTTATCGCGACCATGAGTTCAGTTGCGGAAGCAGGCCGGTCCCTATATATTGAGGAGACTGGTGAAAGGGTTGTCGCGGAAGACGGGTTCATGATCTTCGCAACGGCGAACACTGGTGGTAAAGGAGATACCCGTGGTGTGTACACCGGAACGGAAGTACTGAATAGCGCCTTTCTCGACCGGTTTGGTTTGAAGATGAAGATGGAATACTTGTCGAAGTCGGAAGAAACAGGGATGTTGCACCGCCGGTTTCCGGGTGTTCCTTTGGATCAGATCAACGAGGTTGTGGCTATTGCGACCGAGGTTCGGAGTTCTTTTCAACGGGGTTTGTTGGCCGTAACGATGTCGACTCGAAGACTTATTGAGTACTTCGAGTTGAGTGCGGTAGTCGGAGAGTCGGAATCGATGCGACTGAGTCTGCTCAACTGGGTGGATGAAGATGACGAACAGCTGGTTCACGACGTAATTACGAGAGTAACCGGCAAGCCAATTCCGGTCGGGTTCAAGTCGTGAGAAGGAAAGAATCATTTCAGGCTAATGCTAGTCGTCTGGCCCAGATTGTGTCAGGAAAGGACGGTATCACTGTCTCCTTTGGAGGAGACACAGCCTATACGGATGGTAAACACATTGTAGTTCCCTCGCTACCAGCAGGGACTGTGATGTCCGATTGGGAAGCGAAGGTTTACGGCGGTTATTTGGATCACGAGGCAGGTCATTGCCGCCACACCGACTTTTCGGATTGGAAAGTGAAACCGTCTTCCAAGACCGCTTCATTCCTGCGAATGATCTTCGAGGACATCTTCGTGGAGAACGCGCAAATCGGCGTCTATCCGGGGTCACGGGCCTATCTAGATGCTTTGGCGGTCTATGTGGATGAGAAGTCCGCGGAAGAACAGTTTCCGGATGATCCATATAGCAAGGCTCTACGAGAGGTCTATAAAGAGGCCTATCTGGAGTACCGCAAGGTTGACACTAACGTCATACCGGGGAACTTGAAAGAAGACTATCCTGAAGTAGCGGCCGCGATGAAAGATTTGCAAAATGTGAGGTCCACCAAAGATTCAATTAAAATTGCAGAATTCGTTGCACAAATTTTGGTCGACTATGCTCCTCCCCCAACCGGTGAGGATAATGAGCCTGGCGATGGAAAGGATGGCGGTATTCCTTCGATCAGTTTTGGATCTCCTCCCCCAATTAGTGAGGGTGATTCAAAGCAAGGCCCGCCTGAAGCTGGAGGTTCCGACGGAGGAAAGTCGGATGACGAGAGGAAAAAGGAGTGGAAGGAAGGTCTCGAAGAAGCGGCAGCTAAGCTACTCAAGGAATTCGAACGTCAGGGTGCTTTTCAAGAAATGATCGAAGGCATGATCGAAGAGAATCAAAAGCTGGAGGGAGATTGGCCGGAGCATTTAAAAGGTAAGCCGGCTAAGGGTGGAGGAGGGACCAGAAAAGGAAGGCGTCGACATAGGAGAAAGTCAGGACAGGTGGTCTTACCTCCAGGATGTTTAAACCAAGACAAGATTGGAGTGAAGGCAAAGCCAAAAACTGGTGAATTCCTTCGTATCAGGTCGTCCATTTCAGTTTACGCTACGGCGTTGAAGAAGATGTTGAATATCTACCTTCAGTCAAGGGCTAAGAGAGGATGGCACCGAGGTCTGGAAGAAGGGGATTTAGACGAAGATGCGCTGTACTCCCTGTCTTTTTCGAATCGGCTGTCGAAGCAAAGGAGACAGGCCAAGCGAATTAATACTGCTCTCCATCTGGTGGTGGATTTATCATCGTCCATGAATCAAGAGTTGACTGCTCAAACGGCTATTTTGGTAGCGGAGGCGGTGGCCAACGTAAGGGAAGTGAAGCTGAAGATAAGCGGTTTCAAGACGACGGAGATTTACAGTCATTATAATGACGGTAACGAAAAAGGGGTCGGCCGACTATCACCCATGGTAATGACTACTTTTAAGGACTTCGATGAGCCCTATGATCGAGTCAAGGATAAGCTAGGATCCTTAAAAACTGGAGGGTACACTCCTCTTGGAGATGCTTATGGTTATGGGATGGAGCAACTTTTAATCAGAAAAGAATTGCGGAAAGTTCTTTGGCTGATATCAGATGGGTCTCCTCAATTTGCTGTGGGTGACAGGAGTCACAGTGACTATTTGTTGATGGATCGCCTTTACGTCAAATCGAAGAAGTTGAGAATCGAAACGATGGGTCTTTATGTGGGACACAGTGGAAGCTCCGCTCTGGAGAATTGCACTGACAAACATGTCTCGGTATCTACTATACAAGACCTACCGACAAAGATTATTACCATCTTGAAGGGAATAATGGCATGAACTGTTTCGGATTCTACAATGACAAAGAGGTCACGTGCCGGTCAATGTGTAATCTACGGCAAAGATGCCGGGCTGTTGCACAGACTCACGGTGATACCTTGGTGGCGAAATACCTGGAAGAGCTGATCTTGCGGACCGCCGCTTATGAGGACCAAGAATATTCGGACTCAGACAGGATCGGAATGTTGACCGATCAACTGCTTATGGGTCCTCTTATTGAGGATGCAAGGACAACCGCGTTGCGAGATAAAGGCCAGCTGAAGGTCAAGGCCGAAGACGTCGATCTCGGAGATATTGATTGAGGATCCAAGAGTTCCTACGGATTGTAAATTATCCGGACCGAACGAATTTCTTTGTGATTTGTGCGAATGACCTGGGTTTGGGAATGTTACTGCCTAGGACGCTGAAGAAAATAGCATCGCCCGAGGACTACACCGCCTACCAGGCAGAAAATGTCACGAAAGCGAAGGCCCGCGAGATTGAAGCGGAGGCAAGAAAAGCTCCCAGGGCAGGATCCCAATTGAGTCACGTCTTTGTGGCCGGAATGGAGAAGTTACCGACCGACTCAGCCGGACCCTTGTTGAAGGCTGCCGAAGAAGCGCGATGGACCAGGTTTATCTTTCAAGCTCAAGACATACCGGAGAAACTACACACTCTGATGTCTAGGTCAAACGTGGTTCGACTGCCATTCCTGTCGAGGAAGGCAGTACTAGGAAATCTTCAAAGACTTAACTACGATGCGAAGACCGTGGACCGTTTGAACCTATACGATGGGACTCTAGACGGATCGATCCGCACTTTGGTGATGAAAGACATGGTGATCGAGATTCGTCGCGAGCTTAAAGGAGGATCTCGTGGCCTGACTTCCTTGTTCTCTAACGAGATTGTGAACGGACTGGCTTTGACACCAGCAATTAAGGACAAGGTCCTTCCGGAAGAACTGGAATTTATGAAACGAGAGGACAACCCGGCTAGAACTAAGCTGGTTCTTTATCTTATGAGTAAAAGAAGTTGAGTGAGGAAGGGTCAGTCTTATTCTGGTTGGAGAATCACACGGGCGCCTTTCCCCACAAGATGACGGTATCTCGAGGTAAGTCTTCGAAGTACCAGTTCTATCTACTAGTCCGAGCGTACCGGAAGAAGATCAAGGCGAGAATCCACTTTGTCACCTACAGCAAGGATGTAGTGAACGAAACGAAAGGTCGAATAGAAGAACACAGCATCTTCGACTCTGGGGTGGTACTTTACGTTTTGGAGGGATTCAACAAGAGGTTCGTGAGTGGCCTGGCTATTCCGACCGAGACTTATGTTCTGGCGGAAACGGATGAAGGGGAACTGAGCACCAAGCTTGGAGCCAGGTACCGGGTGAAAAGAGATGTCTTGAAGGTACTGATAGGCCAGATGGGGTCCAGCTTAGGCTTGAGAGGACTGCTGAAACTAGACTGGGACATGGAGCCGGAGGATTTTGAACCAGTCCTGAGAAGGGCGAAGATCCTTGGCTGGGACGAGGAGAATGTGGCGGACTACCTGCAGGAGTCCTACGAAGGTAATTTGATGTCCTTGTTCATGAGGGGAAAGCACAAGGAACTGTTGTTGGTGGCCAGGACGATTGGGTTTGACGTTGCTTGGAGGCGGGTGATAATTCGGTTGACGGAGATTGTCCATTTCAAGGCTCTCTACCAGATGGGGAATGATCCCCAGAGAATAGGGAAAGAGCTTGCCCTGGGGTACCGAAGGTTAGAGGAGACTGAAGAATCGGCTAGGATGTGGAACGGAGATGATCTTGAGGTTGTGGCTAGGAGACTGGTTTACCTAGATCGGATGGCCATGAGCCATCCAGAGGCAGCCTTGACCCTTTTGGTAGCCAATTCTGGAGTCGGTATGAAGAGATTGTGATCTTTGTCACAAAATGGGGATTGCCATCGACAGAATGTGATCTACGTCACAAAACAAGAAACTAGATGTTGACTTCGGATGCAAAATGTGCTATAATTAGTATACTGAAGTAAAGACGAGGAAAGACCAATGACCACCCTGACACCGGATAATAATTACGTACCCAAGGATTACGACGATCTCTACCGTTACTACATGACGGATGAGTACGCCCCGTCCTTGGCCCACAAACTAGTTCGTCACTTTGTCCCCTTCGGTCATACCGAAGAATGGGATACCCTGGTAAATGACGCCTTCGTCCGCTGCATGGAAAAGGATATGCTGAAGGTCTTCAATCCCGAGAAAGCCAATTTCGGCGGGGTCATCTTCTTCGTGACCCGAACCATCTGTGTCAACTACCTGAGCAAGAACAGCCGGAATCCTCTCGGGGAACTCCGGGGAGGTTCGATCCAGGAGACCAGCGAGGAAGACGAATTCGTGGTAGGAACCTACCAACTGGATCGGATTTTGGAAGAAGATGGCCAGCAAGATATTGAACTGACAGTCGAAAGGGCTGAGATATTTGGCCACTTGTTAGGTTGGGCCGAGAATTTGGCGGCGAAACCGAAGAGCAAGCGGGATCGCTCCATCTCTCCGATGTTGGAAACTATTCTTGATGTCGGCCCGGATGTCGAATTCCTGAGTGAGAAATTCGGGGTGACCACAAGCACAATTCACAACTGGTTGGGCTTTGTTCGCGAAAAGTCTCTGGATTTTGCTTAGTTTCGATCTCGATTCTCAGTATTACCTCGCCGGCTTTTATGTCGGCGATGGGTCTTGGACTGCCGGCCCTCAGATCAGACTAGCAGGGCAGTGGCAGTATCAGGAACTTGTAAGATTATGCTTCCACGATCTGGGGATGAAGGCAAACTTTCGTAATCACGAGCAGTCCGAACAGATATGGGTAGTGACTTGGCCTCGACGACACCACCATTACCTTTCGGATTTAGGTTTCGCACGAGCCAACTCCCACACGAAGAGCCTCCCTCGCGGAGTGTTTGAGGGTACTGTCGACCAGAGAGCCTCCCTACTAGCGGGAATGTGGGACACAGATGGCACTATTGCTGGAGGGGTGGATAAAAGAGGTTATATGAGTAGGGCCGTCCGATACTACACGGTGTCGGACCAACTGGCGGAGGACACGATCTTCCTACTTAATTCGCTGAACTTTTATCCGTACAAACGGCGAATGAAGAATGGTGCAGACGGAATATGGAGAATACAGATCCCGGGGAAGGAAATTCTTCGATTCCAGGAAATGATCCCCCTGCATGGTAAGAAAGCGGAGAAGTTGGCAGAGTTGGTTCAGCTGAGAAAAAAGTCATTCGATTACTTCGCGTAGCGGATTGAACCACCGTAAGAGGAGAGGGTTGAGAAATCAACCCTTTCCTTGTATACAACGGTATTATGCGGAAGAGCCGGAGCAAAAAGCGAGTCGTTTCATTTAGCCCAGGTTTTGATCATTGGTTACGACACCTGGAGAAAATCGAGGCTTTTATATTGGGCAAGTCGAAAAAGCCTCCACCAGACATGTCTATTCGTAGTGATTTCTTTCCGGTAGAACCAGGTTCTGGTATTGATACAGCCAAGGGATTGATTGAGTGGTTTGGAGCAGAGGGGACGCTTGCCCCCAATCTTCGTTCTTCGATGAAGTTCCGCACTCACGCTCTGGATTTGGAAGCTATAAGAAAGACTAGTCTGAGTACGGAAATGAACCCTCCCTTTCCGGATACGTTCGTTGAGATTATTATGGACCCACGACCAGAGAATGTGTCGTCTATGATGTATTTGTTAGAAGAGCGAATTGCTGATCGGTCGGTGGGGGCGAACTTAAATTATGTTGCAATGGGCATCAATCCGGGCGACAAGTTTCTTTGCGTGAACTTCTCGACCTATAACGAGCGCGGGACATTGATTAACGATGAGCGACAAGCCGACAAGATCTCTCATTTTCCGATTGAGCTTCATATTCCATTACCGCAATTCATTGAGCGAGATGCGAAGGGATTTGCGGATCTAAGTATACTACCGGCCCCACTATCCGGGGTCAGTCCGGAGCCGTTTCTATCTTCCGATACGTATCAGACGATAGTTGAAATGATGATCATGTTCTTGGCCGGTTTGAAGTCGATCCACACGATCGTTCGAACTGTATCTGGTGCGAAACCAGAAGTGAAGAAGATTAAGACCAAGCGGCCGAAATACGCCGAGCGGAAGTTCTACGAACATCACGTCCTTGAGTTGAAGGATCATGAAATGCTGATGGGAACAGGATCTTTACCCTACACTCCTCGTCGATTGCATCCAGTGCGGGGTTTTGTTCGTCATTATGCTAAGCCACTTAAGTCGGGTCCTAACAAGGGAAGGAATTGGACTTGGGTTAAGGCACAATGGCGTGGTGATAAGGATTTGGGAGTGATTACCCGAGACTATGATTTGAAGATTGGTTCGGATGACACTAACAAGTCAGCCTAACAAGGAATAAAAAGACCACCTTGAGGTCCAAAAGACTATAAGCTGTAGTTGACATCCTTAGGCCAGTATGCTATAATAGGTATATGGACGAGGATATGAAGATGACGAACAAAGACTGGGAATGGTTTGAAGCGAACCGAAAGGCTCAAGAGGAAGGTGAGGAATGAAATACCAAGACCAGACCAAACAGCAGCTCAAACAGATTCTGATGAACAGCCCGACCCTGGAAGTTATCCAGGAAATTCGAGCTGAACTTGAACGCCGGGTTAAAATCGAGGCAGAACGTCTCGGAATGACCAAAGACGAAGCGGTTAGCCTTGCTTCCAAGAACATCCGGGGTATATAGAATCATGTTGCAAAAACTCCAAAGGCTGATCGAGAAATGTGAGGAACTTGGTCTGGAAGTCATTCTCTCTAACAAGAAGATCGGTAAAGCGGATTGTGTTCGAGTTCTTCGGGAACATTTTCTCCCCGAAGGCGGCCTGCCCTACCAGGAATTGACGCCCATGCTGGCGTTCGCCGAATGGAATCTGAAACCCGAAGAGCAAAGGAAGATTTGGGATTCCCCGAGCTGGATCGCCCAAAGGAAAATTAACGGGTGCCGAGTGATCGTCCATTTTGTTGCCGGAGTTGGGGTGTTCGCCCACTCCCGGACGGTTTCGGTCCAATCCTACCGGTACCAAGAACTTCAGAATCAATTCCTCTGGTTTGATTTCGTTCCCAACTTTTCGGCCACAATCGATTGCGAGGCGATAATCGAAAAGCCGATTGACACCCGGGAATATACGACTAAAGGTGAAATTACGAAAACGAGTTTGCACTCGACGACTTCGGCTCTTCATCTTGAGGCCAAGAATTCTCGCAGGATGCAAACTGACCAAGATGCCCCTCTCATCTGCCAGGTTTTTGACATAACAAGTTGCCAAGGCCAGGATCTGAGAGATCTCCCACTTTGGGATCGCCTCGCCAAGTTGGATTTATTCGAGGAAATGATTTCCCAATCCGAGTGGGGTCACCTTTTTGAGTTTCCCAAGTACCAAGTCTCTAACAAGCGAGAGTTTTTTGAAGAGATTGTGGCGGAAGGCGGCGAAGGAATCATGCTGAAGAATCGGAACTCAAGATATATTGCGAGTTCCAGTCGCCGGCGGGATGCTTGGGTTAAGGTGAAAAAGCGGGTCGAGTTTGATGCCTTCGTAACCGGATTCATTCGGGGTGACGAGGGGACTGCTTGGAAAAACCTGGTTGGGGCTTTGGAATTCTCCGTGGTAACGGAATCGGGTCTCCACCCTATTGCGATGTGTACTAATATGAAGCTGACTACTCGGGAGAAAATTACGGTTTACGATCCGGAAACGGACGAAGTCTCCCTCGATCCACGACTCCTGGGTCGAGTGGCCGAAGTATCGGGTCAAGATGTTTCGAGTCGATCACTTCGTCTCTCTCATGCGACGATTGATCGGTGGAGACCTGCCGAAGGGGCAGATTCCAAAATGGCCGAGGATTGTCTAACAAGTATGAAGGATCTGCGAGAAGCAGCAGCGTGGGCAGGATGAAATATTTACTGAAGAAATTTCTTGACTTGGTAGAGTTGGTTCGCGATCGATGGACCGATCCGGAACCGGCTAATGTTACTTCAACCTTCTGGTCTTCAGGACCCATTCTCAAAGAAGATGAATGTGAGCACGATCCGGATTCTCGTATAGAGCGATGGCGCCGGGACGTTTGTTTAGATTGCGGCAAGATTTGGAGAGTCCGAGTGTGAAGTACGGATTTACTGGTTCCCAGAGTGGGATGACGTGGGAACAAAAGGTCGAGTTTGTCCGGCGGATTTTACATACCGAGTGGAGCGAATTCCACCACGGGAATTGTATAGGATCGGACGAAGATGCCGGCCTGATTGTTATGGCTCTGAAGAGACCGGGCCAAAGGGTGATTGCACATCCATGCACGATAACCCTATTACAGTCTCAAAAGGCCACAGCGGATGAGTACCTTGAAACATATCCGCCTCTGATCCGAAATGTTCACATCGTTGAAGTAACTGACGAACTGATCGCAACTCCAAATGGAAAAGAGCGTCGGCGGTCAGGGACATGGCACACTATTCGTCAGGCGAGAAAGAGAGAAAGAAAGATCTACGTTTTGGGGGAGTAGATGGCTACCACGCAATTCCCGGAAGGGTCTGAGTGTATTGTCTCTAACAAGGAGATGGAGGAGATTTATAGGGGGTTAGCGGTCTACCTACAGTTATTGGTTAACCAGTTTTCTTGTGTGGTGATGCCTCTGATGTACGGGGGAATTTATCCTTTTGTTCATTTGACGGAAATGGTGTACGGAGCATTTGAAACGGACCACATCCATGCGGTGAGGTACCGGAACGAGATCGGAGGTCAGCTGACGATGAAGAGGTATCCCCAGGCTGATCTGGTGGGGAAGATGGTGGTTATCATCGACGATATCTTCGACGAAGGGAAGACGTTGAAGGAACTAGTGACGAGGCTAGAGGAGCGTGGCATGGAGCAACATCGGACCATCTGCATTTTCAATAAACTACACAATCGGAAGGTCAAGGGATTTAAACCAGATTACGTAGGAAGGGATGTACCCGACCTTTACGTCTTTGGGTGTGGGATGGATTACCGCGGTAGTTTCCGGAGCTTGCCCTATTTGATGGCAGTTCCTGAAGAGTAGTATTAAGAGTTATGAGCAGGCTTATTCCGAAGACAATTCATCTCCAAGCCGACTTGAAGAAGCAACACTCGTTCGAATATACGAGTGGTTCGGGCGTGGGGGTTACCTTTACTGTGCCGCCAGACATGGAAGAGCCAGAATTGAAAAAGGCACTGCACGAGGAGCAGAAGAAGTTGGCTAGGTTCGTGGCAGTTTCAGAATTCTTGAAGGGATCGATCGACCAAAGTGAACTACAGAACAGATTAACTGCGATAGATAATGGATATGGTCGACTCAACCGTAAGTGAGCGAATAGCTCGAATGAACTTGGACGTCATGGATCTGCTGGAACAAGCGGGTAGCATGGAGCTTGGGTTGTCGGAGGACGATACGGATTATGACCTAGCTTTCCTGTCCAATAAGCTGGCGAAGTGTTCTGTGTTCCAGGAGAGGCTCTCCGATATTCAGTTGAAGCTGACCAAGATCAACATCTTCGTGAAGACGACCTCGAAGAGAGCTGAATCAGTGCTACGGGCCTACACTACGGAACTTAAGCTCTCGGAAGAGTATGCGGATCAGCCTAGGGCAATCAAGACTCCTTGGCTAGAGAACGAGCTTTTGGAGCGAAAGGGAGAGCTGGACAAATGGATGGAACTATCCTTCATTGTATCAGAGGTTAAAGATGCGGTTAACGAGCGACAGGGAACAATGAAACGACTGGATTCCGACCTTCGTCTCCATTCCCGGATCTTTGAAGCGAAAGTTGGGGTAGGAGCTAATCCCCGACCGTTTCCCCCGGCAAGTAACCAGGGTATTGATTTGGACGATTAACGCGAACAGAAGAGGACGCGAAAAATGAGTGAAGCAGAAACCAAGGAAGCCACCGAGGTTCGAGAGCCTTCCGCGAAGGAGGCGATCTACATCCAGATTGGCAAACTCGTACAAGAGAAAACGGGTAAGCGCATCGGAAAGACCGGTGGTCGTGAGATCTTTGATCTCGTGGTCAATGAAGTCTTTGCCGCAGCCGCTCGCAACGGAAGCCTTCGATTCAATGGCGGGTTCGGCGCGCTGCATCAGCGCCAATACCAAGCCGGCGAACGGCGACTGCCCAGTGGTGCGACAACCAAGTTCGGAATTCGGACCAAGTTGCGCTACGAAGAAGGCGTCGTTGTCAAGGCCCTTAACGGTAATGGCGGTGTTCTGGAAGATGCCCTCAAAGCTCGCGGTTCTCGGAAACCCCCAGAGACCAAGGCTCCTGCGAAAACAGCCGACAAGAAAGAGGCCGCAGCGAAGGCCGAACCGGCGACCGCTGAAGCGGATGACGACTTGGATCTGGACTAGCACCGTCTTCGGACGGCTCAAGGCGGAAAAACCGTTTCGGAGTGTAACAGTACCGGAGCGGTTTTCGCCTATCTGCCCTACCTAAAAGGGACCCTGGAAATACACTGGAGAAACTAATGCCTGAAGACCCCAAGATGGCGGAACTTCCTGTTGGCTTTGGAGACAAGAGGATAGAGACGTCACAATTCGATCGTTACAAAGGCAGAAAGGGAGTAACGGATCGAGTAGCAATTATCTCGTCGTCGTTGGTACGAGTTTGGACGTACTTTTACGAGAAAGGTGCACAGAAAGCTGTCTTTCGAGCACCGACCGATCCCGAGACACTGGAACTTACCAGAGAAATTATTGGAGAGCCGGATCAGCGGTTTGGACTTATCCTTTTTCATTATTTGACCGATGAGACAGGTGAGATGATGGACGATACTAGGTGTAGAGGGAAGATCAAGATTTGGAGAATGTCGGAGACGAGGTACGAAGAGCTCTCGAACATGCACAAGCAGTTTCCTTTGTTGGACAGCGGGTTTACAGAGCCGCAATCGGACCTGATGATCCAATGCTCGGAAGAGCAGTACCAGAGGATGACTTTCTCGCCTACTCCTAAAGCTCATTGGAAGTTGAAAGAGAATTGGTTCAAGAAGCTGAAGGAGAGAGAAAGGGCCGCTCAGCCAAAGCTCGGACTCGCGATGGGACGGAAGATGGATTCCGAGGAGATCAAGACTCTACTGGGCGTAAGTACACCTGGGGTGACTGGTAGTACGGACAATGCTGGTGATCTCGATCTTTCGGATATCATGGACGACGAGTAATGCAACGAGTGATTGGGATCGACCCGTCGCAAAGGCATACTGGACTAGCAGAGCTTTGTTATGGATCGACCCCGGTCTTTCACGAGATCCAGCCTAAGGGGGACGTCCTATCCTCAGGTCGACAGATCGAGGCAGAGCTGGACAACTTCCTGGCGAACCACGCGGAACCTGGTACCCTCTACGGTATCGAAAAGCAACTTTCGGTTGGGGGCCAGACTTCATCTTTGATGTTCTACATACAAATGGTTGTATTAGATACAATAGGGAGATTCCACGTAGAGAAGTTTCAAGTGGACCCTGTGTTTGTGATGCCACTGCCAGTTCAGCTGAAGTCCTACATGAAGAAGAGGCACGGGTTCGATACAGCGAAGCCATCGACGATAGTCCAGAGTTTTAAGGAGAAGTATGAGAAGACTCCGTGGGCTAATGGAAGGATATCGCAACACAAGGTGGATGCTTTTATGGTTGGGCAGTTGGCTTTGGATGTGATGGAGGGGTCTTGGTCTTATCCCCTCCCTTCGAGGGAATCAGCCCTCATACCGTGGAAGATAGTATGTCAGCAACCGTAGCGGATATCAGGAAGAAGTTAGAGAAGAGGTACAAGGACAGTACCGAGTTATTCCCAGATTTCACGACGATCAAGCAGATTGATGTCATTAAGAGCCCTTCCGCGATTATCAATGTGGTGACAGGAGTAGGGGGCTTCCCTAGGTCCAGACTAACGGAGATTCACGGACCCTATTCCTCCGGGAAGACCACCATTGCGATCGAGGTGGCTGTCACGGCTCAGAACGAAGGTGGGATAGTTCTATTTCTGGACTATGAACATGCTTTTGACGCCACCTATGCGCATAATCTTGGTCTAGACCTGTCGTCGGACAAGTTTATCTTTGCTCAACCAGAGTATTTCGAGCAGGGAGCTAGGATAATTGAAGACTTTCTGGTGTCTGATACAGTGGACATGATAGTCATCGACTCAGCGGCAGCGATGACTCCCAGGTCTGAGCTTGAGGGTGAGATAGACAGTACTGGGGGTACTCAGAAGGGAGTCCAGGCAGCTTTGATGGCCCAGTTCCTAACGAGGGTGACGAAGCAGATCAACCGAGGACGTAAACCAGCTCTAGTAGTGTTGAATCAAACTAGAGCTGCGATTAGCATAGGGGGTAGACCGCAGAAGAACGCACCCAAAGAACAACCAGCGGGAGGAATGGCTCTCAAGTTCTATTCCTCCATAAGACTCTCCCTCGAAATAGTGGTACCAGAAGGGGACAGTGGAAGAGGAACTAAGGCTACCGATCAACTCTATACCCAGAACAGGGTTAGGGTGACGTGTATCAAAAATAAGTTAGCTCCCCCCTGGATAAGAGGTCAATTGGTAATTGAATTCGGGAAAGGCATAAACAACCTTGTGTCTATAGCAGAGCTAGCGGAGGCTAAACTGGACATCATGTCCGGATCAGGGTATTTTAACTACGTAGGATCTACCGAGGAAAATACGTTCTCCTGCAGGGGCCGGGACGCATTCCTCGCTAAATTAAAAGAGTCCCCTGCAATCCAACAAGAAATAGAAGACAAAGTCCTGCAGAAGTTACAAGACGAGCAAGCTGCAGCCCTGGGAATAGACAAGATAGTGATAGCAGGAAAGGCTAAGGAAATGGACGGCAATACGATGATCTTGGACGACCATGAAAAAAGCTTTGATGGTGGAATGCCCACCGTAGAACCGGGTGAATAGGAGTTATGAACATACTGATAACGAACGACGATGGTATTGAGTCTTTTGGCTTGACTATCTTGAGAGAAGTTGCCAGGAAGTGCTACAAGAACGCTAACCTTTTCACAGTAGTGAGCCACCGTCCAATGTCAGGACACGGATCGGCAGTGTCAATGAAGCCGTTAGACGACTTCGAGCCAGAGAAGCAAGGAGACGAACGACTCTGGGTGATGAGGGCCAGACCCGCGGATATCATTCACTTCTGCCTACAGAACGGGGATCGGCTAGCCCCAGGCACAGTGTTTGATGGAGTACTGTGTGGTGTGAATCTTGGTGCCAACGTAGGGGCTGATGTGTATCACTCAGGAACAGTAGCCCAGGCCATGACCGCGTCAACACAGTACAATGTCGGAGCCTTCGCTTTCGCACAGGAAATGCCTACCACGGAGCCAGGAGACGAGAAAGAAGACCGGAAACACTTCGAGGGGTCGGTCAAGTACCTCGAAGACTTCGTTCGATCGACTAGTTTTCAACCAGGAGAGTGCTGGAACGTCAACTTTCCAGAGGGAGAACCGAAGGGTTATGAAGAGGCCCCGGTCTCGCACTACTCCTACTGGAGAACTCCATCGATCGAACAACTTCCCCGTGCCAAGGACGAGAGGTCAGACATAACGCTCTTGAAAAGAGGTTTTGTGACGATTTCAGAGTTGCAGTTGAGAGTGAATCCCACCGTCAGATTCTAATGGTTCAGACGAAGCTAGTAAAGTGGAGAGACGTAGACGCTGAGGAGCTACGGAGCCTACTCCAGATTGACCCTCCAGCTGTAATTCAATTCGAACCCGATCCAAACGACCCGGGATTGAAGGGGATTACAGGCCTAGCAGGAATGTTTCCACTATCAGCCGTGGACGTTGCCGATTGGAGTATGGTGTTGACGAACAACGCTCGTGTCCAAATGGGAATCGGACAACTCAGTCCAGTCGGGGTCAATTTGGGTCAGCAACAGGTGGACATTTCTGTCACCTATTTACCCAAGAATAAGCGGGAGCTGGAAACGATACAGACGGTGTGTAACGCGCGGAAGAATATTAAGCTGTCACTAAGAACTATGAGTCAAGGGATGGTGGTTTTGGAGGCGGTGTGTACCGACTTGAGGGTCGACGCTAGTCCGCAAGACCTTTTGAGAGTCGAGGCGGAGTTCATCAGCGTGAACTCTCCGTTTAAGGTAGAAGATTTACCGTGAAAGGGCTTAAGGAACTACTTGAGATAGAGGATCCACCACTACCGGAATGGGTTGATTTACCGGATCTGTCCGCGATCACAACCCATCCTTTTAACGACCTGAAGGTGGATGGCTACAGCACAACACGCGCAGCGAGATCCTACGTAGATTACCAAATAGAACGTACTAAAGCAGAGACTGTAGAAGTGGTTTACGACGACCCTTTGGGTAGAATCGGCGCATTTTGCAACAAGAAGATTGGAGATGTTCAAACACCCCTTCTAAGGATAGTACTGAAACCAAATATGTTCGATCCGCCAAACGAGTTTACGTTTTGTGCCAGGATAGAGTCAGTAGCCTGGGAGGCTGACGGGAATTCGTTGGTGACAGTGGTGTTCAATGTCGAGAGACGTGGCCAATTTCGGAGGGCCAGTTTTTGCCTGAAGATAAAGACTCCCTAAAAAGTCTCCTTAATATGGAGCCCGAGCCAATCCCCGAGCCGGATATTACAGCGGAAGCACCTTTACCAGAAGCTGAACCGAATGTAAAGTTCGAAAAGGGAGCTTGGCGGAAAGACACTACTCTAGTACTTAGAGGGATTGAAGACGGGAGCAAGTGGCTGGTCTCGAATGAGAAGGGAGAGCGACTAGCTGTAGGGCAAGCCGCTGGGGACGCAAGCATAATGCTAGGCCTAATGTTGGGGAAAGAAAAGATCACGTTGAGAGTGAGGAAGCAGAATACACCCCTTTACGAAGAGACCCGACAACTATCGGCCATTCCAGCGGGGACCGTTTACTGGGATGTAGATCAACAGGATGGCTCAACAGTGATAACGCAGGCTCTAGCCCCTCCTACTCCAGCGAACGTACCGACAATGGCAGGACCAGGTAAGGTGATCTCAGACACGAAAAAGGTTAATCTGAATATGGGAGACATGGTGAAGTCGTGGTGGAAGGACAAGTGAAATACTTTCGTAATTTGGGGTTCAGACATATTCTGCTTGACACCTGGTACCATGCTGCGCGTAAGCGATTGGCCGTACCGGGCCTGCTTGATTCAAGCTTTGACGTCTTTAAGAGCCAGATGCGGGGTCTTATTCCAGTGCCCTGGACTCACCGGGGTAGACCGGAAGTAGCGGTGGTACTGAAACAAGGTGAGTCGTTGAAAGAACACGAACACCCTGAGTGGACCCTGCTCTATTACGTCACCTTCGGTAACCACGAGCGTGGTACTGTGTGGATAGACGACAAGGCGCATATCGTTGAGGCTGACTCTGCGGTCCTACTAAACCCAGGTGTTAAGCATGAGGTTAAGGCTGTGCCGTCGTCACTGCGCTTTTCGGTAGCGTTTCGGGTTTACGATCATGATGACTGGACACTGCACGCAAGAGGATGAAGCTATGAGTGAAGATAGATTGACACCGAAAGAAGCAGCCCGAGTAGGAGCAGCCCTCAAGCTAGGGGCTGAGCAAGAGAAGAATACCCCTATTCTGATGGGTCCAACTAACGTGAACGGTTGGAAGCTGGAGGAACTGCTTTCAAAGCTTCAGGATGAAGTGTGGCACAAGAGCTTGAAGATCGCACGAGATCCTCGGCTGATCGCCAAGACGGTATATAACAATAACCAGCAGATCATTGGACTTATGAGGCAGGCAGAAGCCTTGCAGAGGCAATCCTACGCTTTGTTGGATGACACGTCTCCGAACGAGGGGCCATTGGGTACACCGAGAATAGGTGAAGGTTCATGAGTAACAAAGACACAGATCCTGCCGATCTGGTTCAGCCGGAGAGAATGCTGCAGTGGTTCGAATACGAACATCTCCCGCTTGAACTGCAGGTTATCTCTATGAGGTTCGCAGAGCTGGCGGAGTTTATTGTGGAGTTTGTACCGCGCAATGCGGAAAGGACGGTTGCACTACGGAAGCTGCTGGAAGGCAAGGACGCAGCATTAAGGGCCTCGATCCCTCACATGTGATGGTTGATATCAGGGGCATAAGCTTTAGCCTGGAGGATGAGGAGTTAGAAGATCTCCCCCTTTCTGTACTCCAGGAGCTGAAGTTCGCCGGAGCGAAGAGACACCAAGTGATACTAGAAGTCCTGACAGAGAACGGAGGAGCAGCATCTTTAGACCAACTTCTGGTCAGGTACTGGAGAAAGACGGAACTTGAAGTGACCCGACAACAAATGGTGGCTACCCTACACCGCATGACTCGGAAGAAGAGTATCGAGCGGATAGCAGGGCAACAAGGAGTGTACGCGATAACGGAGAGAAAGAATGGGCCGTTTGTCTCACTTACTGCAGCGACTGCTACCCAGTCTGGTAGAATTGGTGACAATTCGAAGGTGGAGGCGTAGAAAGGAGGAGCCAGAGCTTGAACTCGACTTTATTGGAGAGTTCGCTTATGGTACTCATGACCAATCGATGTGGTACACTCGTACCGACAAGAAGGGTACACCTTCAACCATCCAATTCATTGAGGTTCACCAGAGCGGTCAGGCAGTCGTCATAGACTTCCTAGGGCGCTCTTCGGTTATGAAAATAGCACGAGGCGAGGACATTTGGGGTATCGAGCAACGGGCGGAGGAGATTGTACAAAGGGACCTAAAGAAGTATGGGTGACGAAGTAGGGTTCGGAGAGAGTGACTTTGTTGGAGAGCAGGAGGATGCCAAGGAGAAGCTGGCAGAACTCCTGGATGATGTGGAGATAGCTGAGTTCACAGAGTGGGAAGTGGAGTTCCTATTTAGTGTAGCCGATCAAGATAAGTTTTCAGATGCCCAGTTAGAGAAGATCAAAGACATTTATCGAAATACGTATATGGGACTAAGTCCAAAGCAAACGTAAATGACAATAAAAATAGTAACGATTCTGGACCCCCATTTGTGTGCTCATTCACCGGCATCATACAAGATGGACTACTGGGAAGTTTTGCAGGGATCGGTCAACAAAGTCATAGACTGGGCTATAAAGAATGAGGTCGACGCTTTTGTTTGGGGCGGAGATATTTTCCACCTGAAGAGTTCCTCAAGAAACCCCCTTTCTTTCATCCGGCAGGTTATGAGGATCATGAAGAAGATCCAAGAAGCAGGGATGGCAAACGTAGGGATAGCGGGGAACCACGATATATTGTATGGATCTATAGAGAAGGGGCTGGAGGGACAACCACTCGGTATCCTGATCGAGGCGGGGCTGTACCACCTACTGGACGATAACGACTATGTCATCGAGAAAGAGGGACGAAGAGTCCGGATTGCGGGAGCTTCTTTTCATCACGGACAAGCCGAGCCAACGAGAGCACTTAAGGCTCATGGGGATACTCTTGTCGCAGTGGGACATTTCTGGTTTGGAAGCCAGAGTGGCGACTTTTTTGGTGAACCAATCTACGGACCGGATGTCCTCGGCTCTGGGGAAGCTGACGTCTACGTTATCGGGCACCACCACGAAGACCAAGGAATTCGAGAGATCGCTGGTAAGATTTATGTCAGCCACGGGTCAATTACGAGGACTGGCGCCCACGCTAATGATCTACGACGACGCCCTTCCGCCGGAGTCCTTGAGTTCGAAACAGGAAGCGGAGTGGAGGACAAGAGCGGCTCTATTAAATTCAATGTACTGCGGCCCAAGCTTCCCCCAATCGAAGAACTCATTGACACCGAGAGGCACGAGGAAAAGAGGGAAGAAGAACAGAAGATGGTCCAGTTTATGAGTACCCTGAAGGGGGTCGCCCTGGAGGTCCAGGATCCGGGTCAGATGATCAAAGAGGCCAACGCTAGGCAGGAAGTCAAAGAACGGGCAGAAGGGTATTTAGAAAGAGCAGAAGAGGAACTGGAATGATCGATTTGGGTTGGTCGGAGCACTGTACGTAGGGCTTAGCCTGGACCGGTGACCAATCCGGCCAGCTCATCTTAACGTCGAAGTAAAGAGCAAAATGAGTGATTTCCGCTTCCAGAAGAACAAAAGATGTCCGGAGTGTAAGGCGTACTTGGATCAATCAAGTATACACTTGAGAGAGTCGATTAAAGAGTGCTCCCTATTGACAGTGGAGGAACGGGCAGTGTTAGTTGAAATGCAAATTGCCAAAGAACTTCGGAAGAAGAACAGGAGGGAAGGAACCCTTAAGCTAAAAGTGTGAAAGCCTCTACCCACCACCTTGGCTGTACCTTGGGAGTAGCAGTACTCTACGACTTCTACCCAAGAGACATGCCCTGGCAGCTGGAAGCCCTTATCTTCCTTGTGATCGCGTCCTTCGCCTATGTCCGCTGGATCCTTTTGAAGGGGAGAGAATTGAAGGAGTCATGACTTGACTCGGAAGAACACTTCTTTTGACTACGCTGCTCTGCACTCCAGGTTCGATCGTCTCGGTGGGACAGAGAGCCCAACAATGCCTTCGTACAAGGCCCCTCACTGGGCTCCGGATGCTAGCCAGTACCCAAGCAGAGTTTCAACTACTCAAGCAACATCTCCGCCACGACAGAAGCAGACCTACACAGGAACTTTGGTAATGGGTATCGCCACGATGCACAAGTCGAATGCTATACCGGTTTTGGGTAAAGAGGACGCTACCGATATTGCGAGGATGCGGAGGAATTGAAGGAGCCATGAAAAACCTGGGAGATCTTCTGAAGATAGAAGACCCCCTTTTGCGGAAGAAGCGGAAGTGGGATGAATTCAAGGAATCAGGTTTCATGACGGTAGCTGAGGCGGAGTTGATCTTTGGACCACTCGAAAGGGTGGCAGGAGCCCGAGTCCCTGTGTTTGAAGAGGCTGGAACTCACAAGTGGGTGTTTACCATACACGGAGCTGTAGAGCCGGGTTACGTGAGGACGCACCGATCCAAGCTAAGGTATAACCTAGATGACGGTAAGCTTCCGCCATGGTAGTTGAGGAGAAGGGATGACTGAACCACAGTTTTGGATGTTGGCCACCATGGTGGTTTTAGTTCTTCTGGCACTCCCGGTAGTTAGCTCAAGGAGGAATGTGGTTAGAGCTGTTAATGACCTTCGACAGGCTCAAGGGGACATTGAGAGATTGAAGCACGCGATCTTTGAAATAGTGAAGAAACAAGGATTATCGCCGGACAAACTCGAAGAGATCAAGGCCCTGCTTTTTGAGGGGCAAAATGAAGACCCCGACACCTGATTCCCTAAAAGACCTTCTTAACTTTGAGGAACCGAAGTTTGAGTTAGAACGAATAGATTGGTCTAAAGTAGTACTGGAGGAGCACGTTATAGCTCTGGAGGAGCTTGGTGTCCTCTCTCTAGAGGATGGAGAAGCCATGTTTGGGAAGCATGAACCGGGGAAGGAGCACATTATCCCTACCCCAAGGGGACAATGGAAATTGAAGTCTGTTCCCAACGAAAGAAAACAACTACTTTTGGAGTATCACTTTGAAGAAGACGAGTGGGACGACTTTATTTGACCTTCTTCACGTCGAGGATCCACCAGACCTGCCGGAAGAACCGAAGTTGGAAGAAGGGACGGCAACACTAATCTTTTCGGATGTGGCCGACATCAACGCTGTGGGTGAACTAGTAGCTACGGAGGCTATAGAGCTTATGGTCGCAAACCACCCAATCGAGAGCCTAGACGACCTGGTGTTTACAAACCTCACAGACCTACCAGTGGACACAACTAGGATTAGTGACGTGCATTCGGAGCTGAAGGAGCCGACCCTGAAGGTCCGTTTTAAGGACATGGTAATCACCGGGGTATCGAAAGTAGTCGCTAGATGGATGAAGTGAGTTTGAGGGACCTCCTAGAGGTAGTGGACGAGGAATACCAACCTCCCGCGGATGTCTACGAGGTAACACCGAGTTTGGCGAGAGGTTTAAGTGAGATGTTCTATCCGTTCCAAGAGTCTTGCCCTAAGACTGTTGAAGCAGTGGGTGGCGTTTGGGTATTAAGAGACATGGAGTACCAATTTCATCGACTGAGACAGAGGACCGGAAGGAGAGCTAAGAATGAACGACCTTGACTTGGGTGAACAAGAACCGATCTATCTGGTTGAGGAGGCGACAAGAAGCGCCAAGCTAGCCAGCATGGTGATCACATCACTAACTTTAGTGATCGGCTTCGCGGCCGGATTTATCGTCTGTTCGACCCTATCAGGATGAACGAAAAGGAACTGAAAGAGCTGGTCGAGAAGGCAACCAAGGCAGCGGAGAATGCGATGTTGTTCGCCACCATAGCCCTCGTTTGTGCTCTGATCAATGGAGCCCTTCTGCTGTATCGGTATTTAGATTCATGATTGGACGGAAGTCAACAGTGAAGCGTAGGCTCTTAGCCAGGTTTCTGGGAACGTGGATGGCCAACTTGATTGGTGGAGTCTTCTTAGTGACGGTGTTGGGCTTCGGAGCCTTCTTTCTGGCCTTCTCAATCGCCCATATTGGAGCAGTGGCAGGTGGACACGAACCACCGACTCTTCCAGAGTGGATACCGGACTTCCTATCATGACCCCGCAAGAGCTGATGACGAAGATCCAGCAGCTGAAGAGCAACCCACTCTCTCTATTTGACCTAATAATCTCGGTCCCCGTGGAAGAGATCTTAGAGGCGCAAGCCTGGCTCGCTCAAGCCACTGACGAGGAAATACGAGAGGCTATGAATGAAGAGTCTGTATCTAACTGAGAAGCAGAGGACGCAGCGCTGCAAGAACTGTGGCGCCCTGATCAACAAGGATGGTAAGATCCGAAGAGATATGGGAACCGGATGTGAGGAGTGTAAGCGAGGGGGAGTCAGCGTCCAATCGAGCAGTATCAAGGGAACCACCGAGGGATGGCAAGACAGGCACGGTGGAAGATGAAGAGATGGGATAGCAAGCGCAGCAGTGACGTGGAAGATCTGAAGATAGACGCTTTTGTCAACGAGGTCGTAGACGTCTGTAGGAAACACAGAATGGCTATTTCACACGAGGATGGTCATGGGGCCTTTATCATCGAGTCGATAGAAGCTGGACAATTACATTGGTTCCGTCACGCTCACAAAGGAAGCTCCTTACCGTGAACATCCCTAAAGTGAAGCCTTGGCCCGAGGGAGCAGTACAGTGTGACGACTGTGGAGGTAATGGGTGTGGTACTTGCGGAGACAATGGATGGCTAGACAAGGAGCACCCGAAGGGACGTAAATGTTTAAGAGGGGACTGCCCTAACCTGTTGGTTCCGGACCACTACGCGGTTTACTGTTCCAACGAATGTGCTTGGGAGGATGCGTGAAACTATCTCAAGCTATCGAAGAGACGATCAAAAGACTGGACAATCTCAATAAGTTGATACCAAAGGGATACCGGTACCACATAAGTACAGGGATGTACCATGCCGATGGTGCTATTCATAAACTACGATCCTTTGACGGCCGTGACGATGTTGAAATAGAAGAATATGGACAACTATCAGTCCGGAGGAGAGAAGGATGAAATGGTACCGTGATTGGGCCAGGAAACACAACTTTCTAGATGGATGTCTCTGGGTTCTAGGTGGGATGACTATCATGTTTATGGTAGGCCTTTTGGCCAGTCCTACTGTCACGGAGCTGTTTAGATCGTGAAATGTGACCACTGCCAGGACACCGGAATAATCCAATCAAGATGGGGTCCCGGTTACTGTGACCACTGTGAGTTGGGTTTTAACACGAACACAATACCGGGCGGACAACACCTGAAGCGGAGAGAACGACGTCGTAGACGGGCTTTAGGCAAGGCTAGACGAACATGAAACTATCCCAAGCTATCGAAGAGACGATCAAAAGACTCAGTGATCTCAATAAGCTGGCACTAACGGAGGACTAACGCCGGACTAACGGAGGACTAACGGAGGACTAACGCCGGACTAACGGAGGACTAACGGAGGACTAACGCCGGACTAACGGAGGACTAACGGAGCACTAACGGAGG